CTGGAAGGTTGATAGAAGTAGTATTCCTTTATTTACTGATACAAGAGAAAAAGCTCCGTTGAAATTTAAAGACTCTATAATTAACAAATTAGATTTCGGGGATTATACAGCTAGAGGTGATTACTATACATCCACATTTGTAGATAGAAAAGCTCAGGATGACTTTAGGCAGACCTTCGGGAAAGATATAGATAGATTCAGGAGAGAGATGGATAGGTGTGTTCAGTTTAATTCATATATGTTTGTAGTAGCAGAGACAACTATTAGCAAACTAGAAGAACACAATAAAAAATCTAAATTCAAATCTAACTTAGGGTATCTATGGCACAATGTTCGCAATCTGCTTATAGATTACCCGAAAAACCTACAGATCATTTTTGCACACAATAGAGCAGGAGCTAAAAAAATTATTCCACTGATTCTGCACTATGGAGACGGATTGTGGAATACAGACTTACAATATTTTATAGATGAACGAGTAAATGTCTTGGACAAAGGGAAAACAAGGATATCGGCTTGAGCATTCCTCTCAGGAACTCAACGAGTTCCTAAAAGGACTAGAAGGCGGTCTCAAAGAAGAAGAAGCGAAGTATTTGCTGTATAAGTTCTTACGGAACAATATAGCATTTACTTCTGAGTTATTTTTAGGTGTTAAGTTATTTCCTTTTCAAGCAATGGCTATCAAGGGGATGATGGTTTCTGACTACTCTATGTTCGTTTTCTCGCGGGGTATGTCAAAGACGTTCTCTACTGCCATTTATGTATTACTTGAGTGCCTACTCAATCCTAACGCCAATATAGGGGTAATAGCGGGAAGCTTCAGACAATCTAAACAGATATTCCAAAAGATGGAGGATATTGTTAGCAAACCCGAAGCTAGCCTAATTAAAGAATGTGGATTTAAAATAACTAAAGGCACTGACCAATGGACATTAAATTTAGGTAAGGCTAGGGCGATAGCCCTTCCGTTAGCTAATGGTGAAAGGCTCCGTGGATTTCGATTTAACAGGATTGTATTGGATGAGTTTTTAACTATACCTGAAAAGATATTTAACGAAGTTATTATACCATTTCTGGGTGTGGTAGAGAATCCCATCGAGAGGGAGGAGTTATACAACCTAGAATCCCGCCTCATCGACAAAGGCGAGATGACAGAAAAGGATAGATACATCTGGCCCAACAACAAGTTGATAATCCTTTCATCTCCATCATTTAAATTTGAGTATATGTATAAACTCTATAAAAAATATGAAGATCTAATCAATGGACAATTCATAAAAGAAGGGGACGAGGAAGACGATTTTAAAGATGATGCTTATAGATTAATCATGCAGTTAAGTTATGACTGTGCTCCGTCAAGGTTATACGATCAGAATCTGCTTAAACAAGCAAAGGCTACTATGAGTGAAATGCAGTTTAAGAGGGAATTTGGCGCACAATTTATAGATGAAAGTGATGGGTATTTTAGGTTATCAAAGATGGCTGCTTGCACAATACCCGATGGAGAGTTTCCTGCTGTCGAGGTAGTCGGGAATCCTAGTGATGAGTATTTGCTTTCCTTTGACCCAAACTGGGCTGGCAATACAAGTGCCGACCATTTTGCGATGCATGTTTTTAAGATAGACAGAGACACACAAAAAGTCTGCTTAGTTCATGGTTATGCTATAGCGGGAGTTTCCCTTAAGCAGCACATGGAGTATTTCCTATACTTAATAAAACATTTTAATATTGTTGGTATATGTGGTGACTACAACGGAGGAGTTCAGTTTATCAATTCTTGTAACGAGAGTGCTTTGTTTAAAACAGAAAATATAAAAATAGGAGTCATTGAGGTTGATCTAGAGAAACCAGAAAATTGGCACTCAGATATTCTGTCTTTTAAAAATCAATATAACAGAAAAGAAAGAAATTATTGCATCTTAAGAAAACCAACATCAAACTGGATTAGAAACGCCAATGAGATGTTACAGGCGGCAATAGACCACAAAAGAATTTTGTTTGCTTCTAGGGCGGTCGATTCTCATTTTGACGAACAAAGAAAAAAGAATTTACCGATAGATAAACTAAAATGGGATATAAAAGCTCCAAAAGCCTCTAAAGGGGCAATGATGATTGATCTCATAGATCACCAAAAGTATGTGGTTGAACTTACAAAGTCAGAATGCGCCAACATTGAAGTAGTGGCTAATCCTCAAGGTTCGCAGTCATTTAATTTACCACAAAATCTTCGAAGGCAAAAAGGCCCGAATAGAGCTAGAAAAGACTCATATTCTTCTTTGGTTTTAGGTAATTGGTTCGCCAAGGTATTCTTTGATGCAGAAAGCGCCTCTGTTGAGCGAAAACCACAAGGGACATTTATTCCTTTTGCAATTTGAAAAGTTTCAAAGTAACTTTTATAACTTTAGTGTAAACTTTGATATGCCTCGTAAATATACCAAACGATCTGAATACTGGGAGAAATTCAAAAAGAATGAATCTCCTATAGAAAACTTAGTAAACCCTCAACAGGAAGCATTTAGCCCTGAGTTAATTGGAGAACCAATTTTTAGTTCTAGTGAGGCATCAAGGCTTAGTTCTCCTACAGCGAGAACAAAAGCTAGGAGTAACATTGTTGCAACTTCTGGTCTTGATAATAAATTTGATAATATAAAAAATGGTATTTTACCATTTAATTATGAAAAAGGTGCCGCTGACGCAAGAGAAGCGGTAGAGCTTTGCCAAAAGGCTTATTTTAATATTTCTTCCTTTAGGGGGACAGTTGATCTTTTATCAGAGTTTGCTGATTCGGACATTTACCTTGAGGGTGGTAATGAAAAATCTAAAAAGTTTATTGACGCTTGGTTTAAAAGAATCAGGATGCACAATTTAAAAGAACAGTATTTTAGAGAGTATTACAGATCAGGTAATGTATTTTTTTATAGGGTGGATGGTAAGATTCCACTTAAAAATTCTCAAAAGATGCTAGAGGCATACGGAGCAAGCGTTCGTAAAGAAATACCAATTAGATATTTGCTTATTAATCCAACTGATATAGCTACAAAGGGATCTGTTTCTTTTAGTGGTTATGAGTATTTCAAGGTTTTAACTCCTTTTGAGATAACCAGACTTCAAAAACCTGAGACAGAGCATGAGGTTGAAATGTTCAAATCCTTGCCAGCAGATGTGCAAGAAGCTTTGACTAATGGAAAAAACCAATATGCCATGAGCAGGATTCAAATTAAATTAGATCCTAAATTGCTACATGTAGTTTTTTCTAAAAAACAAGATTATGAGCCTCTCGCTGTGCCAGTTGGTTATTGTGTATTAGATGACTTAAATAGAAAAATAGAACTTAAAAATATTGATCAAGCAATTAGTAGGTCAATTGAAAATGTTGTGCTTCTCGTAACAATGGGAAATGAGCCAGATAAAGGTGGAGTAAATCACAGAAACCTAGCGGCTATGCAACAAATATTTAAAAATCAAAGTGTTGGTCGTGTTCTTGTGTCTGATTATACAACGAAAGCTGATTTTATAATTCCTGATATCCGAAAGGTTGTTGGACCAGAAAAATATGAGGTTATAAATAAAGATATTGAAGATGGTTTACAGAATGTGCTTATTGGGGATTCTAAATATTCTGATGCACAGATGAAAATGAAAGTTTTCTTCCAGAGGCTAGAGGAATCAAGAAGGGCTTTCTTACATGACTTTATCAATCCTGAAATTAGGAGAATTTGTAAAGCTGCTGGTTTGCGTAGTTTTCCAGAAGCAAAATTTGTGAAAACTGATACTATGGATGACAACAATTTATCCAAGTTAGCTACAAGGCTTATGGAGCTTGGTGTTCTCACTCCCGAACAAGGGATGCAAGTTGTTCATACTGGCATATTTCCAGAAAGTAAAGACATGGAAGCTGCTCAAAGAAAATTTGTCGATGATAGAGAAAAAGGTCATTACATGCCATTAGTTAACACAATTAATTTATATGATGATGGGGAAACTTCATCTGAGCCAGAAAAACAAGAAGAGAAGCCTGTATCTCCTTCTGGTGGTAGGCCAGTAGGCGTATCAAATTCAAGTTATTCAAAGAAAAACATTGTTGAGGCAACTAAAAGATTAAATGAATTTGAGTTATTAGCTTTTAAAGAGTTTGCTTCTAAATTTGGCTTAAAAAGAATGTCTAAACAAAAAAAAGAAATGGTTACTCAAGTATGCGAATCTATTGTTATAGCAAAAGATGCAGATGAATGGGAGCCAACTTTAGCTGAAATAGTAGAGGATTTAGATAAATTAAGTTCTCTAAATGTAAGTGCCAAAGTTCTTGAGCTAGGGTCTCAACATCAACTAGATGACTTGTCTTCTGCAATTTTATATCATTCAACTCAAATTTCTGTGTAAGAAAAGATATGTCATTGGATGATTTTAATATTTGTTTATTTGAAGGCAAGGTAAGAGAGATAAGAGACGAGGAGTTTGAATCATTTGGTCTTTCACAAGGAGCTATTAAAGAAGCGGCAGAATCTCTGCTCCCAGAAGGTTTTGACCCAGATCAAAATATCGACGTTTTGCCAGTTGTTTTTAATTTAGCAAAAGTTAATGAGTTCAACAAAAATGGCGATGGCATTGACGCAAAAACTGCGGTAGCTGCTGTAAAACGATTTATTAATAAACCAATTAATATTGAACACAAAAAAGATAAAATTGTCGGTCACATGATTAATGCGTCCTTCTCTGAACGAGAGTTTGACTTTAAAAATAACGATATTGAATCTTACGCTGACAAAAAAGAACCGTTTTACATCAATGCGGCTGGTTTAGTTTACAAATCTGTTTATCCGCAATTAGCAGAAGCTATTGAAGATGCTTCAGAAAAAGATGATGAGTCCTATCAAAGTATTTCTACTAGCTGGGAATTAGCATTTAAAGAATTTGAAGTAGCAGTAGGGTCTAAGTTTTTAGAAGATTCTACTATAGCAACAGGTGCCGAAAAAGAAGAACTAAAACAATATGTTAAGGGTTTAGGTGGCAAGGGAGAAGATCCACAAGGTAAGCCTGTTAACAGACTTATTGTTGGTCAAACTTATCCTTTAGGAGCGGCGTTAACTAGGAACCCTGCCGCTGCCGTGAAGGGGGTTTACACAGATAAAGACGATGCTAATGATAAAAAAATAGAAAAAATTTCCCGAAATGCTAATATTAATGTAAAGTCTGACAAATTAAAAAACATTTTTAATATGGATAAAGAACAATTCGACCAACTAATCACTCAGTTGTCTAAGAGCGTTGCTTCAGCAGTGAAGGAAGGTTCAGAGGCTAAAACTGTTAGCGAGACTATCCGTGATACTCTCGTAGAACACAACGAGTCTTGGACAACCAAGATGGAAGTTGAGAAGGAAGCTACAGCAAAAGCTGAAGCAGAGCTTGAGGAACTTAAAGATTCTTTTAAGCAGACGAAAGAAGAACTTGATGCGCTTAAAAACGATGTAGAAGCAAAGGCTGCTGTTGATCTTTTTAATGATCGCATGAATTTCATTGACAGCGACTATGAGCTTAATGACAAAGAGCTTGCTCTGGTCACCGCTGAAGTCAAGGAATTAGGTTCCTCTGAAGAAGATTTTAATAATTACAAGGACAAGCTTGAAGTTATTTTTGCACACAAACTCAAGAAAAACATCGAAGCTCAAGAGGCTGAAATTAAAGCTCGTATTGACGAAGCTGTAGCTAGCCGCGATGAAGACGATGATCCAGAAGAGGAAGAGGAAGCCGCTGAAGAAGAGGCTACCGAAGAGCTTGAGGTAGAGGGAGACGAGGCAGAGGCTTCTATCCCCAACAATAACGCAGAAGCTAGTGAAAAAATTTCTTTTGTCGAGAGACTGAAGAAGAACTTCTCAGTAGAAGTTTCTAACTAAAAAACAAAAAAACTAATCAATTATGGCTAACGAAATTACACGTTTACTGCCGTTTCGTCAATATGACGAGAATGATGTTATCAACTTCTATTCTCTCGACACCGAAACGGGCGAAGCGGGTTCTGTTGTGAAAGTCTCCAATGGAGATCTTCAGAACGATCCTGTTAAGTATGTTGAGCGAGGCGATTCTGACTCGTTCCTCAATACTATAGGCAAAGGTCTTTCGCTCTATCCAGAGGTTCCTTATAAGGTAACTAAAATGAGCGCCACTGGAGGCAACGAAAAGGCTTTGGGAATCCTTTTGCGAGATGTTCGCAACAAGGATGAAAACGGAGAGAATCTCCTATACTATCCAGAAAAGAAAGAAGAACTTCAGTGTGTTGTTTCTGGTGAAGCTGTTCCAATCGCTACGAAAGGACTTTTCACTATTAACACTAGAGGTTTGGCAAATGGTGTTGCTCCTTCGGTCAACCAGTATGCTATGCCTTCTGTGAATGGAACTGTTACTGGTATTACCAGCACTGCTGCTAATCATCATCAGCATCATCCACACGCTATCGGGCGCTTCATCGCTACTGGAAATAGGGAATCTCAAGGTAGCACCACTGACGTATTTGCTGGTGCATATGCAATTCTTAAACTTAGCTGCTAATATTTTACGATCATGAAAATCACAATCAAAAGAACTGAAGATCAGTTAGCTCTTATCAGAGCAATGGGATCTAATAATCGTGAAGAAGCTTATGAGGCACAGGCAGCAGTCGCAGACTTGCTTGGACCTGTCGTTTCGGAGGTTATTAATAACGCTCCAACCATTGGAAATCTGTATACCAGCCTTTCTTATGGTGAAGACGATAATCCATCTTTGCCTTTAGATCTTTTTCACGATATCACTGGTGAGGACTACATCGAGGTGTATTCTCAGCAGGTTGCTGGTGGGCTTCCTTACAGTCAAGTCTTCCCTGCTCACAACGAACTTAAGTTCACGACTTACACTTTAGACAGTGCGCTTGCGTTTGATCGCAAGTATGTCCGTAAGGCGCGTCTTGATGTTGTTAGCAAGACTTTCACTAGGATGGCTCAAGAAGTTTTAATGAAGCAAACGAAAACTGCTTTCAACGTGCTTGCAACCGCTTTGGTTAAAGCAACTGGAACAAGTGGAGTCGCTGGTAACAGCATTATTGGTTCCGCAGCAGCAGATCGTTTCGTTCTTGCTGACTTCAATAACTTGATCACCAAGAGTAAGCGTATCAACAGTTCCTTCAGTGGAGGAACTCCTGTTGGTGGCGTTAAGTCTGGTATCACCGACCTTCTGGTTTCTCCAGAAATGGTTGAGGAACTCCGCGCAATGGCTTACAATCCTGTAAGCACCGCTGCTGCTCCTGTTGGTGGAACTCCCGCTGACGGACAAATGGCTCCAGAAGCCCTTCGTCAAGAGCTTTTCAGCGCCGCTGGTCTTCCTTCTTTCTATGGTATCAATATCATGGAAATCAACCAGATGGGTAACGGACAACTGTTTAACAAGCTCTTTGGTGCTATCGTAGCATCTGAAGGCGCTACAGTTATCGGTGGTGGTGGTTCTGGAACTTGGGACACGGATGATGATGAGATCATTATCGGTATCGACAGAAGTAAGGATTCCCTTATTCGTCCTGTTGTTGTCGGTGAAGGTTCTCCGTCTGAGCTTCAAGTTCTTGTTGATGACCAGTTCTCTGTTCGTCAGAACAAGATCGGTTACTACGGAAAAGTTGAAGAGGGTCGTATCTGCATTGACAATACTGCTCTTATCGGACTTTGCGTATAAGCAAGACCACAACAATTATAAAGAGAGTCGCTCCGCAAGGGGCGGCTCTTTTTTATTGATTTTTATCAAATAGTTACTATCATATATTATGAGTAAAAAGAAGCCTGTTAAGAAAATGAATATATCAAAGGGAGTAGAGAAGAAGCATCTTGAAGAGCTTGATGTGACTGATGGAAAAGATAGAAGCAGCAAAGAGGAACAAATTGAAAAAGTCAAAGAGCTTGAGGAACTCTTAGGAATGCCTCAAATGAACCCATATGGGACTTTGCATAGAGATTTATTCAAACAGCGTGTAGACGCATCCTCGGCTTCAGAACTAACTGATTTAGCCGCTAGGGTAGGGATACCAAGAGAGCGTAATATGAATTTGCTTAGAAAGTCTTTAATGAAGTCTTTCGATTTTTATGTGCAAAAACATAATGTGACTGTTCAGGGTTCTGCAAGGCCAATTTTAGATCCAAGTTCCCCAGACTATGATTCTACTGTAAAGTTATTTAAAGACGGCTTTTAAATAATGAATGACCTTGAAGTTTTGGCTAGTGGAATCGTAACCTACGATTTCCCTAATGATACTGGCTCATATAATATGAGTTTTGTTTCTGGTTGGTTGGAAACCAATATTGGTGAGCTAAATGGTATTATTCATGAAGAATTTAAGGTAGATGCCACTGGAAATATTAGAATGGAAGGCACTGGTCTTGCAGAGGTTGAAAAGAGTATTTTTTCAACACTATATGAGCTTTGGTATTATAACAAATCAGCTAGAGAATCTTTAAGGTCTTTTACTTATTCTGATTCTGTAGACTGGGTTACAATTAAAGAGGGAGACACCACTATCCAAAGACAAAACAAAAACTCTGTCGCTAAGACATACAGGGATTTATCTGAAGAAACTTCAAATAGATTAAATGATCTTGTATATCAGTATAACTATCAAAAATCATCCCCAATTCAAGTTGCAGGGACAGATGGAACTTTTACCCTGTCTGGGACATTGACATGATACTATGGCATCACTACTCACAGACGCAGAGAAGACAGCAATTAATTCAGCATTAAGTGATGTTCATGATACTTTTGCTAGAGATATTTACATTTATGTAAAAGAAACTTCTACTGTTCCTGTGGAACTTAACTACAATCCTTTATATGGAAGAAGGAAAGATGTAGCTAAAATATCTTCAGAAGAAACTCTGACAAAATATACTTACTCCGCTCGGATTTATTATAAAAATGAGCAAAAAGAAGATATATTAGACGGCAATGGACAAATGAATCTTGTGGGTTCAGAAGGACAAATACGCATCAAAATAAAATCAGATGCATATGAAAAAATAAAAATTTGTTCTAAAATAGAGGTTGATGGAGAATTGTTTGTTGTTGATGGTGATGCTAAGGTTATCGGTCCATTTGATACTCAATTTTATTCTGTATTTTTAAAGCGTGAAAACTAATGGCTGGAAGAGATTTTATGTCTGTCTCGCGGCCCGTAGTGACCGTTAACGCAAAGGAATTGCTTAGAGAATTAACTGTAGACTCGCCAAATAGTAAAAGGATGGCGATGGCTATTAGATCTTTAATAGCTCCTAAAATAGAAGAAAAACAAAGAGAGCTTGTTAGAGAATTTCAAATCCATCCAATTACAGTAGAGCTTGACGCAGGGCCAAGGGCTTCAAACACTAGTGGGACTTTGGGGGGCTATGGAAACCTTTTTTCATTTATAGGTTTTTCCTCTGGAGATAGACCAACTGATGTTATTTCTAGAATATTTAATGAAAAAATTAAATTCAAAGTCAGAAGAAAGAATGCTGCTGGCAAGTATCAAGTCACGTTTTTTATACCAAGTATTGAAGAGATTTATGGGTTAACACCAATACCGTGGATGGCTGGCAAAAGCTGGGCTAGAAGTATTGAAGAGGGAGGTTTAACGAACTTGGGTCAGTATTTATTTAGTTCTACTGGATTCGACTCTTCTACTTCTGGAACAGGTATACAAGCCAAAAACAGGTCTTCTGGTGTAAGTTTTAAAAGAATGCCATATGTTGGTAAGTTAATAAAAGATTTTAAAAATAAATTATTAAGATTAGATAAATGAAGGCGCAGTTTGATCAGAATATTTTATCCAGTTTCTACCTATGGTTTGAAAACCAACTGCTTGGTAGTTCTGCAAAAGCATATAAGATTAATTTAGATAATGCTTTTACTTCTGGCTCTTTTCCAGATGTGCCTCCAAGTCATGTAGCCTTTCAAGGAAAATATAGATCTCTAGTTGGTGAGCATAATGTAGACAATCCTAACTCTGGCTTCTTTTTGGGTAGTAGTTTTATCACAGGAAATTATGATGAAAATGGGGGAGTTTTCACAGATTACGAAAATGGAAGATTGATATTTCCACAAGCATCTGGCGCTGAAATAGGCTCTACTGCATTAACAGCCAATTCTACTGTAAAAGAAGTAAATACTTACATCACAAATGACACAGATGCCCAAATAATAATACACTCTGATTTTAAAGATAGTGCTACTGAGTTACCTTATCAATACAGTAAAACGGGGGAATTTGATGAAACAACTTATTTCCTACCTGCTTGTTTTATTTCTGTAGCCTCCTCAGATAATACAGAGTTTTCTTTTGGAGGAGAGGAAGATACAAGAACAAGAATGAGGGTCATGGTTTTATCGTTTGATAACTACACATTAGATTCTGTTCTTTCTTTGTTTAGAGACACCGTAAGAAAAGATATCACTCATATCCCATATGAAGATTTTCCTTATGGGTTTTCCTTTTCATTAAAAGATTTTCCATATAGTTACGACAGTTTGGTTGACGCTCAGTCTAGCCCTACAAAATCTCATATTCAGGAAGTTTCAGTCTCAAAAATAGTCTCAGAGAGAATTAGAGAAAATTTAAATAAAAACATCTCAATTGGCTATATAGACTTTGAATTATGCACTTATCGTTTCCCTAGATTGTAAATCCGTGTAAGAAAGTGTAAACATTTCACTTTAATATATTAATATGGCTTCTAGAACTAGAGTAATCTCGCAGAGTAAGGCTGTTTATGTGTCTCCAACAGGTATTTTGCCTACATTTGGGGCTGCTGATTCAGCTTCTCGCAAAATTTCAGCGCTGTCAGGCATTTTGCCTCCGCAGCTTCACCGCATTGACACATTTTCTTTTGATGTTGACCTCGCAGGAGGAAGACAGGACGTTAGAGAGTTTGGACAATTAGCGCGTATCGGAACTATTAATCTCGGAGATTTAAACCCATCATTTTCAGTTGGATACTTTCTTGGAAATGGGGAAAATGAGAGTAATTTAGGATTTAACCCAGCAGGAAAAGATGATGCTGGCGATTTACAGGATCAATTTATTAAAGGCATTCTTTCCGAAGACCCTGCTAAAAGAGAGAAAAACCTTTATGTTTTAACTACAGCAGAAGGTGAGGATGCTTTTACAACAGCAGGAACTACCGCGCCTCAAGGGTCTTTTATTGATAATCCAACTGGACGTTTTACAACTTCGGAATTAGCAGCACAAGATGTGGTTTCATTAGGAAACTGTAACTTTGAAAGCTATACTGTTAACTTCGCTGTGGGAGAAATTCCAAGAGTTGATATTGATGGAACAGCCGAAAACATTTCATTTGATACCGCAAACTCTGGTCTTTATAATCCAGCCTTGGCAAGAAATGGAATGAGAGCAGACACTGGCCAACTTATGCTTGGTGTGCCTAGCACTGGAAACATGGACGTTCTTGTTCTTAGGCCAGAAGATGTTACTCTTAGTTTCTCAAATGAATCGTTTACATTTGGAGGGACAGATCTTGGGGATATGCATGTTCAGAGTGCTTCTATTGAGGTTCCTCTTTCAAGGACTCCTATTGAGGCTCTTGGTTCTGCTAAAGCAGTAGCCAAGCCTTTGGACTTCCCAATTAACGTAACAATGTCTGTTAGTGCATTGCTTAAAAACTTCAGTGCTGGTCAAATTGACAAGATTTTGACAGGCTCTGCTGGAGAAGAAACAACAAATATCACATTGGACGTTAAGGGAGAAGACGGCACTACAAAGCACAACTTTGTTATGCAAAAGGCTGTATTGGACTCTCAAGGGTTCTCTCAAGGTCTTGATGATAACGAGACAATTGATCTTGTTTTCTCTACTCAAATTGGAGGTTCTAATCAAACAGATCAAGGCTTGTTCTACTCTGGTGCTGCTGGAGCATTGCCAGATACTTATGGAGCAGGTGGATTTGATAGAGGTTATTATTACTTAAAGGGTAATGATAAGAAACCTTACAATATAGGTCTATAATATACTTGTTATTAAAGATATTACAAAAAGCCTCGCAGAGATGCGGGGCTTTTTTGTGTAAACTACATATATGTCGATAGAGAGAATTAATTCTAGTGATGTCCAAGTTTTCGCAAACAATTTGCGATTACCTGCAATTAATTCACTGGGGGTTTCGACAAATAAAGAAATATCTGAAATAAGAAAGCTAGGAGATTTAAATATCTCTGAAAGAATTTTGAATTCTAATCAGACAAGCTCTCTAAATATGGATATGATGCTTACAACTGGAGCTACTGGCATAGATCCTTTTTATAGTTTTCAGCAAATGCATTCTGGGTTTCTAACTACAGGAAAATTTGATTTTCAAATCAAAGATCTTGCTGGTGTAACTACAATAAAAGAAGCATCAATTGTGAATTATTCTTTAAATGGTTCAGTGGGCGATCTAGTAGAAGGGTCTACCACATATGAAGGCAATGCGTCCACATTTACATCTGCTGGTGCTTTAAGTAGTTCAGATCAAACAAATGATAGCTTTGGAGGTTTTTTTAGGCCAGAGGATATTGAGATAACAACAATTACAGCGGGAGATGAAGGTATTGATACTGAGAGTTTAAATATACAAGATTTTTCATTGAGTGTTAATACTCCTAGAGTTCCGAAAACAAGATTAGGAACCAGAACTCCAAGATTTAGATATCCTGAGATACCAGCGGCGGGTGATTTAAGTTTCACTGTTCTTAAAACAAGAATCACTGGTCTTAATTTATCTAGCTTGGTTTGCCAAAGCGGGGTAATTAAAATTAATTTAAAAGGAGAAAACAATACATCTGTTATGGATTTTTCAGTCAGCGGCTGTTGTTTAGAAACAATTGACGAGTCAACTTCTCTAGACGATAATACAAATGTAACCTTTTCTTACTATTTTCCTATTTTACAATGATCATCAGTGGAGAGTTTAGCCCTTATAAAAATTCAATTTATAATGTTAGTTTAGTTGTTGACTCACCAGTTAGCGGCTTTGAATTTCGTTTATTAGAGACTGGAGCTAGTTCACAGGGAGAGTTGGTTAAATTTTCGGGACACGAAGGTTACTTATTTGATCAAAGTGGTAATTTTTGGGGGGGATATAAAAGTGGCATCCCTATTGATTTTGATATCCATTACAATTATCACGATAATACATTTAGCTACTATAGTGAAGATGTTCTGATTGCTAATGGTTTGGATGTGACTGGCACAGAAGTAGTCGATGATGGGAAAGTTGGTCTCATAACATTTGAAAAGCATGGGGACTCTACAGCATCTATTTCTATCAGCGGCGTAAAAAGTTGATAATATCATTTTATTCTCTATAATAATAGAGATGAAAGAGTTATATTCATTTGATGTTAAAAGAGAGGTGGAAAAAGAAATTCCTCATGTAAGAAAGACCAAAAGTGGGCCTGTCGAGACAACAAAAAAAGTTAAGAGTTCTGTTAAAACTAGAGTAGTTGTTTCAAAACCAAGTGTTGCTGATGTAGAGGATGCGGAATTTTTCTATGGTCAAAAATTTAATGAATTTATCAATGCTGGTTTTCTGACAAAGGCTATGTTGGCAAAAAAGATGGGAGATCTTGGGGGGATGACTTCTAAAAAAACAGAAGATATTCTTGGGGAGTTAGCTGTAGAACACTCAGACGCAGCTAGGGTTATTGAGTTTTTTGGAGAAGCTGAAGATCTTGATGAAGAACAGAAAAAACAGCTTGATCAAGCTAAAGTTACTTTCGCGACAACTCAAACTCAAATCAGGACTTATGAAGCTAGTTTAAGAAGTCAGTTTAGCCAAACTGCTGATTCAAAAGCCGAACAAAAATTAATTGAATGGTTTGTTCTTAATTTTACTTTTTTTGAAGAAGAGTTAAAAGATGAAGATAAAAAAGAATTGTTTCCTTTGTTTCAAGGAGAGAATTACAATGAAAAAAGAAATTATCTTTTGTCACTTCAAGAAAAAGACGAAGATATAAAAGACGTTCAGTTTTTAAAAATTCAAAGGCTATTTCAAGAGTCTTACCAAACTTTAATTAGAGTTTTAAGTATTTGGTATAATGATTATGGTCACGACCAAAAAACAATTGATGAAGCTTTAAAAGAAGTCTTCAAAGAAGATGAAGAATCATGAGTCTTATTCTTCTGATTTATTAGAGATGCTTCAAGGGTATTCTATTATAGAATACTCAAATCATAATTACTACTTCAAGCACTTTACTATACTTGAAGTTCTTAAATTAGAATTTGATGAGCAAACAGATATAAGCTCATCAATTAAAAATGGAATAAAAACCAAAGATCAATTGGTTAAGTCTGCTATAAACTTAGGTTCTTGGAGTGTTGAAAAAGAAGAAAAAATAAAATCTAGTATATGGATGCTAAAAAAATCGGAAGCTTCGTTGGCTAAAATAGAAGACCCTACTCAAAGAAAAATTTTTAATAGTCAAATCGAATCACAAAGAAAAGACCTAGAGGAAATAGAAGATCAAAAGGCAAAAATAATATCTTATAGCGCAGAACATTTGGCCCAAGTAAAAAAGATAAAAAAAATGGTGGATGGATCTGTTTTCAAAGATAAAAACTTTTCAAAACCTATAGATAAAATAGAAAAAACTGCAATAACTGCTATTTTGTTTTCAAAGTTTAATCACCTTAATAGTAGAGATACTTGTTTAAATGCATCCTACCATGCTGGTTTTTTTGATTTTTTCGCGGCTCAATCAAATAACCCATTATCTATTTTTGGGGTTACTTATGATAAATTAACCTGTTTCCAAAAAAATTTAATTATCTACTCTTCTGCTTTATTAAATAAAATAAAAAATGTTAACATTCCGCATGAAATAGCTGGAGACCCTATTAAAGTATTCGAATATGAAGAAAAACCGCATAATGATGGGAAAACATCTCATGGTGTAGATGATTTAAAAACCAAAATGGCCATGCGAGGAGGTAAGTTGAAAGCAGAGGACTTTTTAAGCTGATAGGTGTAATTTACACTATATGGCACAAAGTTTTAATGCTTCACTAAATGTTTCGCTAAATACTGCTAGCTTAAATGCTTCTACAAAGCAGGTTAAGCAAGCTTTAGGTAGAATTACAGGACAGGCTTCAGAATTCCAAAAATCTCTGGATGCCTCAACTGCGCGTGTTTTTGCGTTCGGAGCGACAACTGCTGTTTTAAATGGAGTTACTCAATCCTTTAAAAAATTAATTTCTACGACTATTGAAGTTGAAAAAAGACTTATTGAAGTTAATTCTATATTTCAAGCCACAGAAACAAGCTTTAACAGGTTTAGAAATTCTATATTTCAAGTTGCTAAAGAAACGGGACAATCATTTGCGACTGTTGCAGATGGAGCAGCAGAGTTAGCTCGTCAAGGTTTGAATGCTGAAGAAACTGCCTCAAGATTGAAATCTGCGTTGGTGTTAACTAGGATATCTGGTTTAGATGCAGAAAAGTCAGTTAAGGCATTAACCGCCGCTATTAATGGTTTTGAGTCTGCTGGTTTAAAGCATACAGAAATTGTAAATAAAATGGTTGCTGTTGATACGGCTTTCGCTGTGTCTGCTCAAGACTTAGCAGAAGCATTTAGCCGTGCTGGTTCCACAGCAGAGGATGCTGGAGTTAGTTTTGATGAACTTTTGGCTTTAGTCACTGCTGTTGAGCAAAAGACAGCTAGGGGTGGAGCGGTTATTGGTAACGCATTTAAATCTATTTTTACTAGATTAGCTAGGGGAACAACTATAGAAGAATTAAAAGAATTAGGAGTTCAAATTGATGCAACTCAAACAGGGGTTCAAAAACTAAATGCTTTATCAAATGCTATAGAAGGCATATCCGATCCCACTGTCGTTTCTAAAATAAAAGAACTCGCAGGTGGTGTCTTCCAGATTAACGTGGTTAGTGCTGCTCTTAAAGATTTGAGTAGTGAAACTGGGATATTTAGAGATGCTGCTACAACCGCAGCGACAGCCACTAATGAGGCTTTTGAAAAAAATAAAGCGTTAGGAGAAAGTCTTGCTTCTAATATAAATGCATTAGTTGTTGGCTTGACAAGTTTGGCAGAGAAAGTTGGTAGTTTGACTTTTGGTCCTGTTCTTGAAAGTTTAGTTGGTATAGCTACCAAATTTACAGAATTTTTAGACAATGCATTAGACCCAGAAAAAGGAAACACTTTTATAAAAGGATTTTTTAAGGCTATTGGAACATTTTTAAGTGGTCCTGCTATTGTTATATTTACAACGGCTTTTGTAAAGATTACTAAACTTGTTGCTAGATTTGCTGGAGAGGGTTTAAAAACTCTTTTCCAAATGGGGACTCAAACAGAAAGAGTAAAACAAATTGAGGGTGGTATAGTTCAGCTTCTTCAGAAAGATGACATGCTGAGAAAGCAAATGGCAAATACTACGCTAACGCAAGCTCAAAGAGAACAGGCTGTTATACAAGCTATCAAAAGAGAAAATGCTTTGCTATCGCAACAGGCTCAATTAATGAGGTCTTTAGCTAATGCTGCTGCCGCAAGAGGGGTTAGAGGGTTTAGCGATACTGGAGGTTTTGGCGGCAGAGGGGGGAGAAGATTTAATGCTGGTTTTAGGGCAGAAGAAGCAGAGGCAATGATGCTTGGGGCTAGCCAAAGTGTTAAGGCTCATATGGGTAAAGGAACAATTGGTGGACAAAGGTTCATCATGAATAATCAAGAGGATGAGATAAGAAATTTTGCAGGAGGAAGAGATTCTGCTGTAATACCAAGATATCCTAGAGGGTTTGTTCCTAATTATTTAGATATCGATACTGTTAATAATAGACCTCGGTCTCAGTTTTTTGATGCAGATGGTAATCCAAAAACAGATAAAGTTAGAAATGCAATTGCTAATCCTAACAGCAGATTAGGAGCAGCACTGATTGCAAAAAGAGACTCGGCGGCAGGTAAGAAAACATATTATGCTAATAATAAGCCTAACAAGGCTGTTATGATTATCCCAGAAGAGATGGGATTTGCATCTAATAAGGCAGATCATAAATTTGCAACGCCGTATGGAAGAAAGCAAATCGATTTCTTCGAAGGAGGTATGGCTGGAATTAGCCCCAACTTAAAGGGGAATAAAAAATTTGGTCACTTGCTAGATATAAAAGAAACCATTGAGGATAATCTAGCTGCCGCAGTAAATGAGAGCTTAAATCTTTTGGTTTCTAAAACTGGGGTAAAAACAAAACCAAAAAGTTACAAAGGTGGAGAAGTAACAAAAATATTAGAGAAAGGTGGCGCTGGGGCTTTTGGAGCTATTAAAGGAGCGATTTTTGAGGGTGTTATTCAAGCTATTACAGGAGGAGTTGCTCAAGATAAAGGACAGCTAGATATTCAATTTGATAAAGCTAGAAAAGATCTAGAATTAATCTTTGGTCTACAAGACATGAATTTTGAGTTTGGAGATTTTAAATCTTCAGACAGTATTGGAAACAAGACTAAATATGTTAAACAAATTATTGATAACGTAGCTGGTCGAATAGAAATAGGTAAAGGGAAGACAAAGGTTAAAAACGAGAAAAGAAGAGCTAGAGGATTTATACCAAACTTCACTAGAAGAGGTGGAGTTCCTATGTCTTTGATGAGAGTTCACAAAGACGATCAAGGTGAACCTGTTGCAGTAACAAACTTAAGAGATGAACCAAATGGTTTACAAGATGCTATAAAGCGAGAGCGGAATGGCGTTGGAATGTTTGCTGGTGGATTTGTTCCGAATTATAATGTGGCCAAAGCGGGTCCAGCGCTCCTTAGATTTACTAAAGGATTATTTAAGGCTGAAAATAGAATGACGACTCTTGGCATAGCGTTCATGGGTTTAACTTCGGCTGCTGGAACAGTTACAGCAAAGATGGAGCAACAACATGCTCTACTTGATTCTATGAACGAAAGTTCTAAAGAATTAATGAATACTCAAGAGGCTATTGCTGAGAAAGGAGTCTTAGCTGTTTCAGACGAGTTGATGGCAAGAGATGAGTTAACACAAAGCTTAAAAGAGCAAAGGACTGTCCTACAAAGCTCTTCAGAAATGCTTATGCGTTTAGCTGGTGTTGGTTCTACTGTAGCTATGCTTCTAGCATTCAGAGGACAAGGGGCAGGAGATGTTTCTGGAAGAGGCTCTGGTGGAGGATTTTTTGGTAGAAGGACACCCTCTATCGCTCCGAGTAAGATAGGAGGTGTTAGGACAGTAGGTGGATCATTTGCTGCCGCTTCTAAAGATCCAAAGCTTAAGGCAGCTATGTTAAACCAAAACAAAGGAGGCATGGGAACGGGGACAAAATTTGGTATTGCTGGAACAGTAGCAGGGATAGCCCTTACAGCAAGCGAGATATCTAATATAGAAAAAAGACAAGATATAAGTAGGCAAGATAAAAGATATCAAAAAGGAAGAGCATTGGGAGGTGGTATAGGAGCAACCTTGGGAGGTATAGGTGCAAGCGCGCTTACTGGAATGGCGTTGGGAAGTTTCGCTCCAGGAATTGGAAATCTTGCTGGCGGTGCGATAGGACTTGGAGCGGGTATATTAGGAGCTTTTGGGGTAGGGAAAGCTGGTCAAGCGATAGGCGGTGCTGCGGCAGGAGGGGCAGGAGATGGATCAAATCCAATAGACCTACTCAATCAGAGAATAGATAGTTTTCTACCAAGCGAGCTTGCAGAAATGGGTTTTGGAGAAGACTTTAAAAAAGCAACCAACAAGTTTAATGAGAGATTAGTAAAAACTGGCAATGCGACACCAGAGTTTGTGACAGAACTCACAAACGCAAGGCAAGAGATGGCAAGATTTGCAAGTGCTGTAGCTTTAGAAGAAAGTAAGTTGGAAGATGGAGAATCAACCATTGAACTCAACCAAGCACAAAGGGATTTGTCGATGGCTCAACGAAAAGTTAAGAATATCCTTCTTAAAGGAGCGCAGCTTTCTGAAGGTCAATTACTTAAAGACAAAGAAGGTATTGAAAAAGCAGAGTTAGAGTTTGCAAGGGCTAGTCTTGAGGCACAAAAACAAATTGTTGCTGCACAAAGAGAACTGGCTGCTATAAGCCAAAAAGCCGTAGAGGTAGCTGAAGAAAATTTAAGAGAGGCTTCAATAAGAAACATATTAGCAGATGCTATTACAGGGCCAATGAAAGGAGCGTCGAAGCTTTCTGCTCAACAAGACTTAACTATAGCAGGAGTAGATTCTACAAGGGCTAAATTTGGTCTTGCTCAAAGTAATTTAGCAACAAAGGAAGGCAACTTTTTTGGTAGTGTAGACAATAAAAATTTAATCCCTGATGTTGTAAGAGAGATTGCGGGTATGATTGAGGGTGGACAGGCTGGTGAGCTTACGGATGAGGCTAGGGCGCAGGGAGATGCTTACTTAGCTGCCGTGGGAGAGGAGAGAGCCAAAGTGAAGTCCTCTGGAATAGCTTTTGAAACAGCCGTTAAAACAGCGATGGCTGGCTTCCAAGTTAAGATGACTGAGATTGAGGAGATGAAGGCAGAAAATGCCAAAAAGATTGAAGAAACTTTAGCCAAGTCTATTTCATCAGCAGCAGATACAATTAAAAATATATTTGGAGGAGAAGCTTTAGACATGGACTTTATGGGACAACAAGTTGGAGACATTGTAAGTGAAATAAATAAAGGAGAAAAGATGGATAAAGAGGCTTTAGGTCAAATGATTTCTGAGTTTGATGATCAGGGGCTTGGCGTTAAGGTTGAGGATTTAATACGACAATTTGATCCTAGTATCACCGCGAAAGAACTAAGGGGAGTGTTAACCGATGTGGTGAAAGTTGGTCTTGGAGGAGCAGAAACAGCAGCAGGTAAGAAGCTTACTGGAGCTATGATGCCTGACTATTTGAGAGATAAAGGAATAGACACTACTGATCTGGACACAAAACTAAGAGAAGAAGCTAAAGCAATTGAACAAAAATTAGCAACTACGAAAAAGAATATTGAAAATCTTCTTAACGATGAAGAGGCTGGCGAATTCGCTCAATCTGTTATTGATGCGAAAAATGCAATGCAACAATTGGCCACAAACGCAGAGGAGTCTATTAAGCCAATTAGAATGGATGTTCAGAAAACAGAGACTATAGCGGGTCTGATCAGCACAAACAATCAAACAATTTTAGACGCAGAAGAGGCTATAAAAACAGCGCAAGGTCTAATAAGAGATGCACAGGCAGAATTAGATAGAGCGAAAGGAAAATAATAATGGCATCTTTAATCGTAAACAATGTATTATCTTCCTCGGTTAATATATCCTATAGTTATATAGCCCAAGAAGAATTATTTGGCTACGAGGTTGTCGGAACTTATCAAATCGATATTTCTGACATACATATAGAAGATAGAGACACTGTTTTAGTAAAAGGTAGGGATGCAATATTTCACGCTTATGGCAGACAGAATCTTGTAGCTCGTATTGGTGCAGATGATTATATTAATGGCAGAATACAATCTTTTGATTTTGAAGCGGGTGCTTTAGTTGGTTCAGAGGTAGTAATAATAACCATACAAGAGTCAAGAAGGTTAGATAGTTATTCTAATACATCTTTTGCTAAATATATTCCCAATCCTCAATTAGTAGAAGATTTTAACGAATCTTATGATTTTAGTAGAAATGGTGCAGACTATACATCTTCAAGAAAAATAGGATTAAGCTATAAACAAGAAGCTGGGGACCAGTTTTTAAATGATGCAAAAGTATTTTTAACTAATTATTATTTTGCTAACAGACCTGATTTTGGATATCAAGAAGATGGTATCTCAGAAGATGCTAGAATAAGTGATAATTTTAAAGGGTTAATAAGCGAGAGCTATGATTTAATTGGTTTATCCGTAGAACTCACAGAGAGTGTTTCTTCATCTTTTATAGACGATTCAAAAAAAGTAGGTAGAAAAGAAACTCAAGACATAGAGATAACAAAAGAAGGTTTTACTAATAAAACATTTAATATAGAATTGTCTGCTTTAAGACAGGATTCTGAAAATGTTTTAACTTCTGCGATAGGAGAAATAGTAGATGAACTAAAAGCTAGTGAAGCTAGTGAATTTGGATCTCCTTCATCCATATCTAAGGGAATCTCCAAAGATGGAGATACTGCCACTTTGACAATAAAATTTACCACAGACCCCTCCTCTCAAGATGAAATTGTTTCATACACAGGAGCGGAAAATAAAGCTGGGAAATTTAAAGAATTTGATTTGTCTATAACCTATAATTGTTTAGGCAAAAACAATAAAGAAAAGTTTATTAACTCAAAAGCGACTTGGGTTAGAGAGCAATCTTTAAATGAACTTAGAATACAGAGGCTTTTTCACCCTGATGTGCCTATATACGAGAAATCTAGATCTACAAATTTTCAAAAATCAGAAGGATCAATTGCGGAAACAATAAAATTTACAACTGATGATTCCTATAAAGATAATGACGATGGTGTTTTAAAATTAAAAAAAACATTGAATAAGACTCATCAAATTAATAGAATTGAGAAATTCTTAGATTTGCAAAATTTAAAAGAACAAGTTGTAACAAAAGATTTAAAAACAGTTGGGAGCGCCTCTGTTTCTGCACAAGCCACGGTGAGTCAGAGTGCAGGAATATATAAAGCACAAGAGACTTTAGAGGGTAAAACAGACGAATTTACGGCATTAGTTAATGAAAATATAACTCATATAACTTCTGACACTATTACTTTGAATTTAGGTCAAGGTCAAGCCACAAGAAATATAAACTATTTATTTATAGCTAGTGAGTGAACAAATTACATTTGGATCTTATACTTTTCCAAGTCCTACCCCTTTAGTTGGGCAGGGAGTTGAACCCATATATGTTCAAGGTAAGGTTGATCACTTTCTCGAAACAATAAATTTAATAGGTAATTTAACTGGCTCTAATTTAAGTGGTTTGCATTTACAAAAAATGCAAATGATAAGTGGTTTAATGCCAGATTTTGAGACCTTATCAATTACTCACGGAAGTTCTACTACGGGATTTACTTTTTCCAAAGCTGATTCAATACAGTTTGAAGATTCGGACTTAACTACGCTATTGCCGTATTCTGTATCTTTTACATCTTATACAGATAGATCTTTTTCTGAATTTTTTGGGATAACTAATCCAGTCGATAATTGGAGCTTCGATGAACAAGAAGGCAAGATAACACAAGCTACACACAATGTGTCTGCTGTCGGCGTGAAAGTAAATGCTACAGCGGCTTTAGTTAACGCTAAGAATTTTGTAGATTCTAGGATTACAGGCTTTACTAACTTAAGTTTATTTCAAACTGGTGTTACAGGTTTTTTAATTAGTAAAAATGAAAGTATAGATAAAAAAGCTGATTCTTATTCTGTCACAGAAACTTACAAATATAATACTTCTGAAAACCCTTTAACAAACTCGGGGATAACAACTGCAAGAACATCGATATCTTTTGATAAAAATGGAGGTTTGGCAGCGAGTGTAGATGTATCGGTTCAGGGATCGATGTTGGCCTCAAAAGACGGAGATGGTTTATTGGATACAGGAGTTATTACGCCAGAGATGGCATCTGACATAGCAGTCAATGCGGTTGTTTCTTCTTTATCTGATTATGAGAGTGGAGCTTATTCATTTAGCCAAAGAAAGCCATCTTCTGTAAACTATAAAATTGATACGGGGTCTAACAAAATAGATTTTTCCTTTGGTTTTGATGATCCTGAAAATTTAGATCAAATAGGTAATGTTTTACACACAAGATCTGCAAGTGTATCAGCTTCAAAGGATGACTCAAAGGTTACGGTTTCTGTGAATGGTAGTTTAACATATAATGATCCATTTAATATTATCCCCACTGGAGACCCAGCAACAGGAACAAGATTTTTGGAAGTAGATTCTGTTTTTAGCGGCATTCAGACAAACTCTGGATTTTTTAATTTAGCAGTTGAAGCCTTGCAGGATTTTACTGGGGATGCAACAGGGTATCATATTAGTGGAGACTATTTAAATACAATTCCAACAAGTAAAACTATAAATAAAGATCCACAGCAAAGCCAAATTTCATACGGTGTTAGTTTTGATAATAGGATAGATATATCTTCTGGAACCCTATCTGGTTTGCAAGTAACGATAACAGATAAAAAACCAATACAACTAAGTGGTATTGTTCCAAGTTTAGGTGGTTTTGCAATACAAAAGCTAATTGACAGGACTGCTGGAGAAATGCTTGTTGGAGCTACTTGTGAAGCTGAAACAGGAAGTTTACCACAATTAAAAGATGTTATTAGTGGTCATTTGACGGGTGTGTTTACATTCTCAGAAAGTAGTAGTGTAAACGAAAACACATTATCTTTTAACATGAGTAGATATTATTGATATGAGCCGCAACGCATTACAATACGCTATAGAAGAAACTTTAGGAGGTCAGAATAGGCTTTTGACTTTTTATGATTTTTCTGGAATGAGTGGTAGACATATAGGCTCTAAAACAGAAGGGGCATCTCATTATGCTGTAATAGAAAATTGCGACCCCTCAAAAGATACTGGCATTTATAGTGGTATTGTAGTTGGTGTGGGAGCAAGTGCAGCATCATCAAAGGTTTTTGCGACAGGCGAATTTTTAAACGGAGATAAAGCAAGGTTAAATCTTTCTAATTTAAAAGTAGAAACTTCTGATTTATTATATTCAAGTATTTCAACTATTTTTGATTTTGAATTTAATGATACAGTTAGTGACTGTATTTTATTTGGATCTCTAAATAAGACCTCTCAAACTATAAATGGTGAAGTTATAACTGGGGCTAAAGGATATAATTTTGGTATAAACGACAGAGGAAAATTATTTTATCAAGGATTTGATGGAGGAGGAGACTTTATCTATACCGCAAATTCTGTAGATCTATCAAAAAGAAATATTGTAGGATTTTCTTTGGGTAATAATTTTTTATCAATAAATAAAGTTGATCTATTAAATAGTTCTGTTGAGTCGGAGGATTTTTTCATAGATACAGATTTTATAGCAAATAGTAGTGAATTTTTCTTAGGTGGCTCAGATCAGTATTTTAGAGGAAGTTCTGGAGAAGATACTACTTCAAGAGTTAGTCTTAATTCGTTTGCTTTGTTTTCTGGATATGTTTCTGACGGATCAATGTTTTCGATTTCTAGTGGCTTAGTTGGTAATTATTTTGATGGAACTTCAACAAATATTGAGAATAGAAGGATCACTGGTTACAATCAAACAACTGTTTATAAGACGGGGATAACAGGATACGATTATCAGAATACAGGAGACATAAATCTTTCAACGGGAAGATATATGTTATCAGGAGGATTTTCTTTAGATTCGGCTACTTTTACAGGAGAAGGTGATAGATATCTTGAATATCATTCCTTTACAGAAAGTGGAGTAAAAACATTTTATAAACAGGAAGTGGGTTTTCTTTATCCACCTTCAGGGTATCAATATTTACCCACTGGAGAAGGGGCTTTTGATACACTCGGTCTTCAAAATGTCACAGCAGCGGTTGCTGAATTTGCAGAAGAACAAACTATTTCTGGATCACAGAAAGTTCTTGTTCAGCTTTTTGGATCAAGAATTCAAACAGGCATCCTTGAAGAAGTTAGTGGAGTTATACAAGAACCTCTTTACGAAAACATTATAGACGGCAAATCTTTTACAAGATCTGGAATAAATATGAATATTAATTCAGATTTATTTATGAAAGATTATATTTACTATTTAGGAGAGAGATTATGATTTACGAAAGCGTGGTAACAACAGGAAATGTAACTGTATCAGGATGTATGTCCTCTGATATGGGTGGTGATCTCTCTTCAAAAAGAAATGTTTTTGCTGTTAATACAATAGAAAATTTTTATTTTGATACAGATTTAACAACAGGACAAGATACTATAAGATTATCTTTAAATGGACAAACCCTACAACAAGAAATTCCCGTAGAGTCACAAGCAATAAATGAAAAAATATTCCAAATATTTACGGGTGATTTTTTTACAAAATCTGAAACAGCACCACTTCAAGAAACATCTGTTTTAAACTTTGATGGCAGCACTCCAGCAAAAGCTACATCAAATATTGTTTATAATATTATAACTGGGGGCATATTTGCAGGGACGGGAGATTTAGGTCCGTCTTTGAGAACAGGCATTAATGGTAGATATTCTTCAGCAAAAGGTTTTGATGATTTCCATTATTTTTTAAATGGTATAAAAGTTTATTCAGGTTCGGGTGTAGGCTTATTAGCGGGAGAAAACTTAGAACCAAATTTTGGGACTGCTAGTAGTGTAGGGGGTATCGTTACAACAGCAAGTGAAAACAAATTTAAATATTTAGCATTTAAAAAGAGTCCCAACACTGATTCTTTAATTAGCCAACACGCGGATATAAAAGGTCCAAAATTCGTAGAGAAAAGAACAAATTATTACATAAATGGAGTCGAAGAGTTGCAATCAAACTTTCTAGAGCTTTATACAGGTGTAAGTATTATTAAATCAGGGTTTTCCGCTGTATTACCTGAATCTGGTTTTGGAGGAGCAACTTCAAAAGAAGAATTTAATTTATGAGGGAATCAATAACCAAGTTAGATATGAATTTTACCAACGCAGGTGGAGGACACTCTGCGTCAGTTAGTTCTATTGTAGACGCTAAGAATATAGATTCTTCTGAAGGCTTGGGGATTGTCATTGGAGAGCTAGGACAGGTTAATTCTTTTTCTAATGAAAAATTACAAAATTTAATGGACAATTTTGTATGCACAGAACTTACCACTACGGCAGATCCCACAAAAAAAACAATAAGTAGAAGATATATTGATAGGACAAGTTTAATTTTAGATTCTTTTATTGTATTGGTAAGAGGAATAAATTGCCCCCCAGATAACTCTTTAGATTATGAAGGTCCATTTGGACCTTTTGCGGAGGTTATAAATTCTCCTAGAAATATTGGGTTGGAACCATTCCCTTCTGTGCCTCCCCAAAAAGAAGGCTCTATTATAAAGGCTGGTAGAATATATAATTTTGAAACAGCGGCAAAGTTCGATGGGACAAAACTATCTTTATATTATAATAATAGAGAACTTAAAGAAGATTTAAGCTTAAACTTGGATTTTGTTAGTCCGTTTTATAGAAATAATCCTGACTTAGCCCAATACAATTTTAGAGGAGGTTACACCTTAAATGAGTTTAAACAAATTGTAAATTTAGCAGGGGTTCAAATTACTGGGCTACCATCAGGAAAGGATTTTGATGGAATTTTATTTGAAAATAGCGGCACACTAAGCAGTGTTATTAGCTCTGTGGCATCTTACTTGGGTTATTATTGGTATATAGATCCAAAATCTTACTCTATTAGATTTATAAATTCAGAACAAGCTGCAACTTACAAGGTTAAGGATTATACTAACAGTTCAAGCAAGGTAATAACCTCTGCTAGTTTTACAAAAAGCAATAGAGCTAATCTGATTGTAAATACTTATGTGGGAACTACAGAAAAACCTCAAGACAATTCAGATAGATCAAATGAGAATGATGATAGACCAAGACCAATATTTTTCAAGAGAATACCATTCCACAAAAATAAAGTATTTAAAAATTTATTAGATTATAAAGAGATGGGTGTGTTTTTTGGTATTTTTAATCAAAATGAAAGCACTGATGTTTTTGATAAATTTACATATATATTAATGCATGGAAATATCCCAATGAAAGGGGGTGGGCGAATTCCAAATAAACAAAGATTAGGTAAAGTTTTAGATTTTGGAAAACTTTATGAATATACTCCATTTTGTGCTGATTATTGGTTCTGGTCTTTGCGTCATGGAAAACCAGCAATATACAGCAAAGCTCTATCTGCTAAGATAAATGAAGATAACCCAACTGAACTTAAAAATTTAGACAGAGAGGTTGATAGATTTAGATACAAACTTTTGAAATATAAACCTATCGATGACCAAGGGAAACAAACTGGCACAGCTAAAATTATGCCCAGACCTTCTGGTAGTCCTTTGTATGAATATTTAAATGCATATTTTCAGGTAGCTGGGGGAGTATATATTACAAATTCATATAGTGAATATAAAACAGATAGAATGACTTTCCAAAATACTGGTAATATGACTGTTTTAGGTCCATTTAAAGGAAGTGATAAAGTAAAAGATATAGATGATTTATCTAGTTTAAATGATTGGTTACAATTACTGACTCAACATTTTGCTGGGAAAGATAATGCTGAAACAAATGTTACCATCCAGCAATTAGCTGAAGCTACAAATGGAGAAGCAAAAATTACAAGAGAGCCTGAAAATGCTAGATTCTTTATTGGTATAAGAAATATACCTGCTTTAGAAAAAAAGAATGAAGGTGAAGAAGGTGGAGATGACGAGGCTATTGACTACGATCCCATACAAAGCTTCTTAGAGTTTTTTGAACCACAAAATTCTAGAAGACAGTTTTTTATAGGGGGACCACAGTTTGCTGGTAAGGCTATTGTCGAACATGTATATGATTTGGCAAAAAAATCTTATAACAGATATTTTACATCTATTAATGGTAAAAAAATAATCAAACTTAAATATTTACGAAGTAAAACTAGAGTAAATAAAAAATCTGAGGATGGTGAAGAGGAAGAAGATAATGCTATTTCAACAAGCAATGATGATCAGCAAAAGCTCGCAGACCTTTTTGATAAAGTAGAACTCAAGTCCTACAAGGTTGATGGTCCTGTTTATAAAAATACAAATAAATTAACTTTGTCATCTGTGTCTGGGAGCACTTTAGAAATGGAAAAATTAAAATCAATAAAAGATGGTTTTAATAGAGGTAATCCAAAGCCAGAATCTTCAAGCAGAACTCTTTATGGATTGCACATACCTGATTTTACTCCAATTATAAGTTCGTTAAATATATCTGTAGATTCTGCTGGTATAAAAACAACAATCAATGAATCTACACTGCGACTGATTCCACCAGATCAGCAATTTTCTATGGATAATTTTGGCAATACTAATAGCAGAAAAGGAATGATTCCGTCTACGTTTAGTGCTACTCAAAGAAATTTCTTTGACTTATGATTTTTTGCAGATTGCAATAAGCTTTCTGCACTCTTTGGCTGGGATATCGTCATAAGACTTCCAATTTGCCGCTTCCTCATTTTTGTATATTTCTTCCTTCCAGAACGTCCTCAGAAGCGATTTAAAGTCATCGAAGGACTTTACCCCATTATCTTCGTCCAAAGCCTTCTGGAGCGTTCCTGCTGGCGTTAATGGGAGCATAGCGGAGTCGCTAGAGGCATCATACTCCACGGTATTGGAATTATTAGCTCCTTTTGACTTATCTATCTCGTCTGCCCCTACAATGTGGATATTGAGATAATTACGCACACAACGGACAAAAGCGCGGTTACAGGCTATTGTTTCTAGGAATTTAGCGCAGAAATTGTCTGTATTTGCAAGAGTGGCATTAGCTACATCTGTGTAGCGGGAGTTAATACCTCCAAATGAACACTCATAATTTTCTATCCAGTCTATCTGGCATTTTGCAGTAACGTAACCATCTGAGATATTATCTACTTTGAAATCAATGGTGTGATAGCCTCTCATTTTAGCTAGCTCTTTGATGCCTCCAAGCATAATGAGAAGCTGTTTATCGGAGAGACCCTCAACAGAAGTAGGGACATCTTTCTTCCTAGAAGCAAACCAATCCTTGTTAGGATAGAGGAATTCTTCCTTGATCATAGCTCTCCAGTTGACAGAGCCATCCTCGTTAAATTCGTAGTCTACATTTTCAAGCAACCCATGCTCGTTACGCTTGTAGATATCTGGTCCGTAGATCTTTTTCTCACTCATCTTCTTCAGTATAAACTCTAAAGAATTCTAAGTCAATATAAAAATGATCTAAATTTTTTCTTCCATTCAAATCAAAAAAACTATCATAAACCTTATTCCCACATACAACCTTTTTGTTACTTTTGATTTTAACTTTATTAAAATCTGTGTTTTTTATTCTTTTTTTATTATTTTTTATTAAGCCTTGTAGGTCTAAATAATTTATTAAAAAGTCGAAATTTTTTAATCTTTCTTGAGCTAGGTTCTTTCCAGATGTGCATATTATTATGTGAGGGATGCTTGATTTTTTAATTTCAGTTAAAAAATCTTTTTCAAAGCTATTTGCTTTATATACAATTTTTTTAATCTTTCCAGATTTTAAAAATCTTAAGTCAATGGGTTTGGATAAAGTGACCTCAACTTCGTTTCTGCTTATAATCTCAGATAATATCTGCTCGTTATGAGCATAATCCATTCTTACGTCTATGTGGTTTGCTTGAACTGATGTTGGGACGGTTGGAATTATTTCTACAAAGTTTGAAGTATATTGATTGCCAATAAAAAGAGTTTTATGTTTTATTGTTTTATTAATACCCATTACATCAAGCACAGCTTGAGCTATTTCTTCTGGCTTAATTAAATTTATTGTTTTTGGGATTTCTTCTAAAGAGAAAGAGGGTTTATTGCCCCCTCTATCTGATTCAATTGTTACAACTTTACTTTTTTCGTTCCAAAGAGGTTCGCATGTGGATGCATAAGTATGAGAATAAATACCAACTACAGGTCTATCTAGGGCAGAAGCTATATGAACGGGGACGCTATCAATTCCTACATGAGCTAATGCATTTTTAATAATATAAGCAGATTGTTTAAGTGTTCCTGTTGGGATATGCTGGTCTACTCCTTCAATAGTTTGTTCTCCAATTGCTCCAACTTGAATTATTTTTGTATCTGTTAGATGTGGTCTTAACAAAGATATAACATCAATCCACATATCATATTCTTTAGATTGAACTTTTTTATCATTATGAATTGTAATATATTTATCATGCAGTATTGGAAAATAGTGAGGTTTTAAAACAGGTTTGCCTATTTTAACACCACAAGATTTTGCATATTCTTCTGCTAAGTGACTCATCTTAATTCAAATTGGGTTTTATCTTTACCATTGTGGAGATAGTTTAAGTGTCTCTGTGTTCCAATGTTTGGCAGAAAGGCCATATCAAAATATCCTTGGTGATTTCCTCTACCCTCAAGAAATAGCAAATTTTCTAATTGAGGAGAATACGGTAACATTTTATGTATGCTTGGGTTGTCCTCTATCATTTGATAAAATTGAGGTTTTGTAAATACATAAATATTCTTCTCTGGATATAAGCTTTTTAAATTTTCCATTAAAGAATTTAATATTAATACATCTCCAGCAGACTCAGGCAATATAACTGCAATTCTGTTTTCCACTCCCTCGTCATCTAAAACATCTTGTAAATCAAGAGCTTTTTGATTTTGTTTTTCTTCCTCCTTTTTTATTTCGGGCTTCTTAAGATTCAAAAGAATCTCTTTTAGTTTTTTACATATTCTTTCTGTGGAAAAGGTTTCCCTTACATATTTCATTGCTTTTACGGATAATTGCCATTTATCAACATCATCCATTTTGTAAACATATGAAAGTTTATTGGCTATGTCTTTTGGACAAGTAGATGCTTTTATAAATTGAGTTTGAGGTTCTCTGTATTCGTTCCATTTGAGAGGTATACCTCCTTGATCTTCGTAGCAAGAATCTGTCCCACAAGAATATTCTGTTACCAATGTGATTAAGCCAGCAGCTTTAGCCTCTTGGATTGGCAACTCTTGTCCTCCGCTAGTGAATGGATGACAATAAACATCCATACAATTATAAAGTTCATTAAGTTCCTTCTCTCCAATTCCTTTGATACTGCTTTTTGTTTTAAATGTTTTTTCTTTATTGCAGCTTGGACAATTCTTATCTTCTCCTTGATATGGAGCTACATAATAGAAATCACAAGCATGACAAACGTATGTTGATAGGATATCTTCAGGATCAATACCCATTTCTTTTATATATCTAGGTATATCCCATCCTGATCCCACTTCTCCCCAATCTGTGTGTAGTAAAAGTTTTGCTTTTACGTTTGGGTTTTCTTCTTTAAAAGTTTTAAATCCTTGTAAAAGGTTAGGCACGGATTTTCTTAATTGATTCTTAAATACGAACCCAATTACAAAGCAGTCATCTATACCAAATTTTTTTCTTATTTCATTTCTATTTTTTAATGGATAAAAACTAGTATAATCTACTGCTCCGTGTAGAGTCTCTACATTTTTGTAGCCAAGTCTTTTCATTTCTTTTTCAGCGAAAGAAGCCCAAACGAGCATCTTGTCACAAAGAGGTTCCATGTGTAAGGCTTGATCTAAAATCGGAAGACTATCTAAAGTGGTCCATAATACTTTGTTAATTTTATTCCACCAAGGCTTTTGCTCATATTGTGTAAATGCCCAAATATCTTCAACACCTAAATAAACATCGGGTTTATATTTTTCTACGATATCATCAATACAATAAAATCCATATTGAGCCATTCTTTCTTTTGCTCCATCTCCTTGAATTTGTTGCAAAACGCTAGGATTAGTAGGATAAGATCCACAGGACTCCCAAGGGGTTAGTGCATCTGCTCCATACTTACTTCCATTCGCAACTTCAATTAATTCTATATCTGGATCATTGTGTAAACCCATCATTATGTTTTTGGTATTTTTACCAAAACCAGTAACAAGCCTACTGTGATTAGAGTGAACTAATACTTTTAGTTTTTTAGAATGGGACATCTGAATCTTCTATATCTGAAGAGCTTTCTTGGGAGGTTTCTTTTTGAGGTTGAGTCTTATATGCGTCAGCTACAATAAAAGATTCTAAAATATATTTTTTGAGAAGTTCAGACAAAACTTCTGTTTCTCCAGCCTCTAAAGGCAGTTTGAATGTCATAGCGGAATTTCTGGTAACGCTAACTCCAAAGGCTGGGGTTTCGTGCCATTCATCGCCATCCTTTCCTATAATTTTTCTTTTTTTATCCCAAGGTGTAAATTTGATAATTGTTGTGTCATCGTTTCTCCTATGGAAAGCCAAAAAAGGGATTCTGGTTTTAAATGATGAGAGAATTTCACCAGCTTCGTTGGCAGATAACTTAATTGTGCCAGATTTTTCAGGATTTTTTGCATTTTCCTTAAAAGAGCCGCTTTTAGTCTTATCATTCCAGCTATGTTGCTGTATCATAGATACATACATAACAGCGTTTCCTTTTTTGTCTTTCGCTAGGTCAAAGCTGAATGCAGCGCCTGTATTTTTTGAGTTTGGCTTATAAAGAGTAAATTTCATTGAATTCGTGTAATTTATAAAAGATAATCTATTGTAGCATGGCTTTTAACAAAATTCAACCTGAACAAATCCAGATGCCCACTTTTTTTAGTGATTCTGGAGATTTAAATATCACTCAGACTGATACTGGGGTTCAGATCAATGTATCTAAAAATTTAACAGGAAATTTTGCTTTTACTGGACAGTTTACGACAAACGGAAAACAAATATTTGGTTTGCCGAACACTGGTGATAATAGTTTTTCTATCGATGACGGAAATCTGCTGATAGCTGGGACTAATACAGAAATTGGCGCAGATTCAAATAATGGAGACAATATTGCATTATACTCTGTAAATGGAGACATTAGCGGAAGTAGAAATTTTTTGGTTCATGGTTCTAGCACTACATTTAATACTGGAAGTCAAGATAATGTAGTCTTAGCGGGTCGCGGTGTTACTATTGCAACTGAATCAACTGGTTCCGTTATAATGAAAGATTCGCTATCTGCTACATCTTTAACTGTTGCAAGAAATCATAGTCTGGCAGTGCAATTTAATAGTGGTCATTTCTTTATAGGGGGCCAAACATACATGGGCAATCATACAAGTTTAGCTCAGTCTGGTATTGTCTCGGGAAATTTGGATGTAATAGGAAATACTTTGTTGTCTGGTAATAATAACTTTGGAGGAATTAATACTTTCCGTGGACAAAGTTCAGTGGTTTTCGAATCAGATACTTTATTCTCTGGAGAAAACTTTATGAGAGGTATTACACATTTTGAGACAGGATTTCGACTTCCAGAATGGGGAGGGAATACTTCTGCTGTTGGAGTGCCAGCCAACTATGCTACTGGAGCAATGGCAATATCTGGGGCAACTCTTTTGATACAAACTGGATACAACCTTTGGGGTCAGGTTGGAATAGGGACAGTAACTATATAATTAATCATAGTCCACTTTTATTGATTTATTCTCATAAGAGTGTCCCTTGTCGTTCACATGTTTCTTCCCTACATCTTTTTCATACCTCTGAAAATGCTTCTTTTTAATTGGGTCAATCCCTCCAGATTTTTCAGCCCTCTTTTCACTAAGTTCTGCTGAATAATCCATCATATCACCAAATGTGCCTTTCATGTTTGATGTCTTTTCCAAAAAAGAGTTGCTATTAAATGGGTCTGAGCTTGATGAAATAGCAGCATTTGGAGGAAGGAAAACCCTTTGCCATTCTACCCCATCTTTAGAGAATGTATGAGCATCATTCATTCCTTGAATAACTTCCTCATACACCTCCTCAGTGGGATGCTTATAAATATAAATAGGCATTAATTAATGCTAATTTTACGTTGTTCGCTGACACATTTTTTTGGCATTGTAACCGTTAGTAAACCATTTTCAGTATCACAGGTAATATCCTCTACTGATACAGCGCCATATAAATTTAATTTAAAATCCTTTTGACGCTTTTCATTTTTTGCTTTGATAATTAAATTATCATTTGTTGCTGTAATATCAATGTCATCTTTGGCAAAGCCAGCAAGCTCAAATTCAGCGCTATATACATCGCCGCAGTCTTTAACATCAGCGTGTTTACTTGTTCCAAATGCATCAAAGAAGTTATCCAATAAGTGAGTATTTAATTTATAATTCATAATATATTATTATATAACATTAAACGTGCCATTTCAATAATCACTGTAAATACAGTCTAAAATTGAATCTATTGTTTTAGAATAGGTAAATTTGTCTCGCAGTTTTGTCCCTTCTGTGTTTTTCTGTCCCACTTTTTTGACCGCTTCATCAAAGGCTTTTAGGATATCTTCCCCTTTTAACTTATAATATTTTCCTTGATTAAAAGGCATCCCTTCCTTAAAAAAGAAATTATCATAACAAGGTTGTTTCCCCATAGGGTTTACTAAAATGCAATTGTCTTCGGTAGCCCAATCTTTATGAGCAGAACAGTTGCTAACAATTGACCATTTTCCTAAAGCTGTAGCGTTAAACGAAGGGAGATTCCATCCTTCTCCATTTGATAATCCTGATAAATCTATATCAATTGAATTAATTAAATCATTAACTTCAGAATTTGTCTTTAAGTGGGGTAATAAATTTATGTTTGAATAATTTTGCCCTCCTAAACAGGATTGAATCGCAGAATCCATCTGTTCTTGATTAAAAAATGGATTTGTAATTAAGCAGCTTAATTGATATTTAGGATTGTTGCCATATTTTTTAAGCCACAACTGGATTAAAGCTTGTGTATTTTTTCTTCTCTCAAACTTGCCAATCAGTCCGAAATGAATTATATCTTTTAGATATTCTTTGTTTGTTTCATGAAAATCTAAATCAAAGCCTAGTGGAATGTAACTAACATTGTTACATCCTTTTTCTTTGAATATTTCCATAGCCTCAGATGAAGAAAAGAAAACATGCTTTTGTAATTTAACTATATTTACTTCTTCCTCCGTGGGAGAATCTAACTCATAGAAAGTGTAAAGATATTGATTTGGCAACATCTTTTCTGATCCGTTAATGTGCCAAACTTTAAGAGTTGGTATATCAGATTTTAGTTTTTTTAGTCTGGAGTTAGCGCTCAGGGTGACCCATTTTTTAAAATCTTCATCTATTTTATCGTAAGCGTCGAACTCTCCTTTATCTCCAACGGGGAAAAGCCCAATATCAAGATCTTTTTTTCTTAATTCTCTTAAAAAATTTACAGATACATTTCCTAAGCTAAGTGAGTTAATAGGCCCATCAAAATTTAATTTTTTCATTATCTATTTTTAAACTGATTTCTTTGACAGCTTTATTGTGAATATTAATGCACCCCTGTGCTGATAAATTTAATTTTCTTGCGACTTCTTTCCAAGGTTTAAGTTTGCCTCTTCGACCACAAAAATATCTTTCATGAAAAATTGTTTTAAGTCTTTTATCTTTGTGTTTATTTATTAAATTTAAGATTCTAGAAAAAGAATCATTAATTTTGCACTCTTCGTCAGGTGTGTAAGAATTGTCTTTTTGAGAAAATTGGACATCATCAAAATTTGAAGATATTTTATTATTTTTGTTTTTAGTCTTTTGAGTAAGACACATATATTTTGTTTTGTTCGCTAAATGAGTGGAAAATTTGGCTTTAGTCTCGTCATATTCTAGTGCCGCCTTGTAAATCACATAATCCTTATCGTTCATAATGTCAGAAACTTGATTATGGGTCAAGCAATTCATGCCAAATTTTTTTAGCATGTCCACATAAATTCCAGAGTGCCTTGATATTAATTCTTCCAAGGCTCCCTCGTCGTTCTCAGCCTTAATTAGATCGGTCAAGGCTGAATCTGTAAGATCTTCAATCAAACTATACCTCTAATATAGCGCGTAAATCCGAAAAATCAATTCATTTTTTTCTTGACACCTAAAAAAACGCCTTTATTCTTAAGTAAATCCATCGTATGGGAGACGAGCGTATAGGATACGAATTAAAATAATATTCCTTACGTTACCCATACGTTCATATTAATTTAATGCCCTTGGCATTTTTTTAAGAAAAACCATTGACGGGGTTCTTTGACCCTTCTAACATGTGTAACTTTACGAGATGATTTTTGACGAGCAGATTTCCAGAAAACCAGACCACTACCCTTGGGCGCAAGAATTTATAGAAGCCATGCATAATGGGTTTTGGACAGACAAAGAATTTAGTTTTACTAGTGATGTGCAGGACTTTAACGTGAATTTAAACGATACAGAAAAAGAGATAATAATAAGAACTCTTTCTGCTATTGGACAAATTGAAGTAGCGGTAAAAAAGTTCTGGAGCAAACTAGGAGATAACTTACCCCACCCCAGCTTAACGGACCTCGGTTATGTCATGGCTAATGTAGAGGTTATTCACAACAATGCTTATGAAAGACTGCTTAAGGTTTTAGGGTTAGAAGACATTTTCGAGGAGAATTTAAAATTAGATTTTATTGAGGGTCGTGTTAATTACCTAAGAAAATATAACCATAGGTTCTATAAGGATTCTAAGAAGCAATATGTTTATTCAATTATTCTTTTTACTTTATTTGTAGAGAATGTGTCGTTGTTTTCTCAGTTCTACATTATCAACTGGTTTAATAGATACAAAAACGTCCTCAAGGATACTGGCCAGCAGGTCAAGTATACTAGGAATGAGGAAAATATTCATGCTTTGGCAGGAATAAAAATAATCAATACGATTAGAGAAGAGCATCCAGAACTATTTGATGAGGAACTAGAGAACAGAATAATTCAAGAATCTGAAGCCGCCTTTAAAGCAGAATCGCAGATTGTTGACTGGATGATAAACGGATATCAAGAAAAGGGGCTAACAGCGCCGATTTTAAAAGAATTTATAAAAAACAGAATTAACGAATCATTAGAACAAATTGGGTTTCCTGAAGCTTTTGATGTTGACAAGACTCTTTTAGTGAATACAATTTGGTTTGAGGAAGAACTGCTTGGCAATAACGCTACAGATTTTTTCCACACTCGACCTGTTGAATACGCGAAAAATTCGCAAACATTTGATGCAGAGGATTTATTCTAATGAAAGATTATTATTGGTTAAACGAAGATTCAAAACAGTTCCTTGAAAGGGGCTACTTACAAAAAGGAGAGAGTCCTAAAAAAAGAATAAGGGCTATTGCGGAGGCTGCTGAGAAATATCTCAGACAAAGCGGATTCGCAGACAAGTTTGAAGATTATATGAAGAGGGGGTTCTACTCTCTCGCGAGTCCAGTGTGGTCCAATTTTGGCAAAGACAGAGGTCTTCCTATATCTTGTAATGGCGTATACATTGATGATAAAATGGATTCCATTCTTCGCAAACAAGCAGAAGTTGGAATGCAAACCAAGCACGGCTCAGGAACATCTGGCTACTTTGGTGATTTAAGGGGAAGAGGTGTGCCTATTAGTGTTGGTGGAGTTTCTGCTGGAGCAGTATACTTTATGGAATTGTATGATAAAGTTGCCGCGATTGTATCTCAAGGTCATGTAAGAAGAGGATCTTTTGCAGCTTACCTTCCAATTGACCATCCTGACATAGATGAATTCTTAAGAATAAGAAGTGAAGGGAACCCCATTCAAGAAATGTCCTTTGCTGTTTGCATTGACGACAAGTGGATGCAGTCAATGGTTGAGGGAGATAAAGACAAAAGAAAAGTTTGGGCCAATGTCATAAAGAAAAGATTTGAAACAGGTTATCCCTACATTTTCTTTACGGACAACGCTAACAACAATGCACCTCAAGCATATAAAGATAAAAAGCTTAAGATTCACGCTTCTAATCTTTGCAGTGAGATCGCACTCCACTCATCAGAAGATGAATCCTTTGTGTGTTGTTTGTCTTCTCTAAACTTGCTTAGATGGGACGAGATTAAAGAGACCGATGCTGTAGAAACACTTGTTTGGTTTCTTGATGCAGTTATGGAGGAATATATCTACAAAACAGAAAATATTCCCTTCATGAAGTCTTGTCATAACTTTGCCAAAAGACAAAGAGCATTAGGTCTCGGTGTTTTAGGCTGGCATTCATTACTGCAATCTAAGAGTATTGCATTTGAGGGTTTGGAAGCACAATTTTTAAATGCAGAAATCCACAACATTATAAGAGAGCGTTGCGACAGAGCTACCTCAAAACTAGCAGAGGAGTTTGGAGAACCAGAACATCTTCGTGGTTATGGTAGACGCAATATGACCACAATGGCTATCGCACCCACCACATCTAGCTCATTTATTCTTGGCCAAGTTTCTCCATCTATTGAGCCATTAAATAGTAATTATTTTACCAAAGACTTAGCCAAGGGTAAATTTACATACAAAAACCCTCACTTAGAAGAACTTCTTGAAGAGAAAGGTAAAAATAATACGACCACTTGGAAGTCAATTTTAGTAAAAGGAGGCTCAGTTCAACACTTAGACTTTCTTTCAGATCATGAAAAAGACGTATTTAAAACTTTTGGAGAGATTTCCCAAAAGGAGATAGTGATACAGGCTGCACAAAGACAAAAATACATTGATCAGGGGCAGAGCTTAAATGTGATGATTTCTCCAAAATGCCCACCTAAACAAGTAAGTGAACTTCTTATTTTCGGCTGGGAACAAGGAGTTAAGAGTTTTTACTATCAAAGAAGCGCTAATCCTAGTCAAGAATTAGCTAGGTCTATATTAAGTTGTTCTTCTTGTGAGGGTTAATTCCCTTTTGAAAAAATTTGGTGTAGAAAGTCATACTATGACTGACCTAAGCACCACAACTGAAGAGGAGATCGAGAATCCACCCCCCGATTTTGACACCGATGATACACTTGCCTATATACTTGGGCGCATCAGTGAAGAGATTATTGAGGATTAGTTGACAAATACGACAACTAATTCTACAATAGGACAGGTCGAGGATTTATTTCCTTGAGGTCATAGTAGACCTCTGGGTCTGATACTAAGGCCCAGAGGTTTTTATGTCTAAAAAAATAGGATTTACTTGCGGTGCATTTGATTTACTCCACGCTGGTCATGTGATCATGCTTGAGGAGTGTGCGTCTCAATGCGATGAGCTAGTAGTAGGATTACAGGTTAATCCCCAAGTAGATAGGAAATATAAAAATTCTCCAATACAATCTTTAGTGGAGAGATTTATACAATTAAACGCTACAAAATTTGTAGATAAAGTTATACCTTATGAAACAGAAGAAGATCTTTTGGAAATACTAACATCAATTCCAATTGATTATAGATTTATAGGGTCTGATTGGAAAGGCAAAGAATTTACAGGTAAAAATTTAAGCGGCAAAAAATATACTGTAATTTACAACACTAGAGATCACTCTTTTTCTTCATCAAATCTTAGAAAAAAAATAAATGAAGCCACTTCCTCTTAATTTAATTGTTTTTTGCACCACTATGGGTCATGCTGGTAGACACACTTATAAAGATTGTATTAATAATCTTTATGAAAAAATAGACCCGTCTGTATTTGCGAATAGATTACTACATCTGAAATCAAGAGATGGAGAGGAAGACATTGCCGAAGAAATAAAGTCACTATGCTCTTCTCTTAATATTAGAGTTATAGAAACAAAAGAAAATATAGTGTATCATGCAGAAAATCATCAAGTTCACTCTGCTGGATATTTCAAAGACATATATAAAAGCTATTCTGACCTAGAAATAAGAAAACAAAAATATTCTTTTTGGGTAGAAGATGATGAACTTATTCAAGTAAATAAAATTAAATTAGAGGACGCATTTAAAAAATCAATAGAATTCCTAGATAATAACCCAGATCAGATTTGTGTCCGTTTTAATAGAGGTGTAAAATTTAAAGAGCCAGAGGGTAATATTTTATTAGAAAATGAGGATATATTTACTCAAGCTATAAACTACACTGAATATGGTCCCACTTTTACATTCCAACCCAATATAAGTAGAACAAATGAAATATTTATAGCTTGGAAAGAAGCTCAAAACCACTTAGATAAGCTTGGTAAAGTTCATTGTGAAATAGTTTCAGGTCACTTCTTAAAAAAACTAACGAACTCACAAACACCCTTTTCCTTTTTCGACAGTAAAAAAGTTTATTCAAAAACAATAGGATGAGAATTTGGCTTACAGGCATGACTTCAAAAGGTCATGAGAAAGATCTAAAAGAGTTGATTGAACCAATAAAAAATGATTTTAATGGACTTGTCTGGGTGTTTCACTATCCTCTGGATTCTGGATATGATTATTTAGATTCAGTAAAAGCAAAAGGAGAAATCATTAAAACAAAATGGTGTAACAGATTTGATTTCAGCAGAAACCATTGTCTATTTCAAGGCCCAATGAAAGTAGGAGACTGGTTTTTAGTTATAGATACTTTGGAAAGATTATCTCCTGTTTTTACAAATAAGTTATCCGATTTCTGCAAGCATTTAGATAAATCTGAAGTTGATGGGGTATATTTATACAATAAAAGATTTTTGTTTAAACTAAAAGAACAAACTCGTTTTGTAAATAACCCACATGAAGGAATAGCAGGTTCATCCAGAACAATTGAATTATCTAAGCAAAATTTTTGGAATAAAGAATATCAAAAAAATGTGAGATCTGAAATGAGGCAAGACCCCTATCATTTCATTGAGCATAATTTCAAATATTACTTCCTGCCAAACACAAACCATCTTTTGTTAGGATTTGAAGATGATCCTGAACTGGTTCAAAAAAGGTATGAAAATAGATCAAAATTAATTCAAGAAATTTACACTGAAGGCTTTGATCCTTTTAACATTGATTCTGTAAAAGAATGCTTTCGCACATATCTTACTGATCGGATAAAAGAATACATAGACTTTGATAAATTTCTAAATGATTGGTATAGATTTAACATCTTAGAAGAAAAAGAAGGAATTGTAGACAAACATGATTTTTCACTATTCAAGCCTATATTTAAATGATTTCTTTATATACAACTGTCTTCAATATAGATAAAATAGACGTAGATTTTGATGAGGTCTTCTCTAATTGGTTATACTATGTTGATGAAATAATTATAGCCACCTTTAGGTGGGAACACGAAAAAGTTAGGAATAGAATTATAAAAAGCAAATTCTACGATCCTAAAAAAATAGGAGTAGTTTCTAGACATGTAGAGGTAGAAGCAGATGTTTATTGGGAGGGTAAATTAAAAAATGCTGCACTTCAAAATTGCAGAAAAGATATAGTTCTCCAGTGCGACTTAGACGAAAGAATATCAGGAAAAAAAGAACATTTAGAAATTTGTTGTAAGGCTATTTTAGACAATGATTTTCCTTGCAGCGTTATGTTACCAACAATTGATCTATATGAGGATTTAGATCATTATATAAGTATTGGACATAAATGGTATCTGCATACGAGACAAGGATCTTATAGAGGATCTGTCAATTGGGCCAGAAAAGAAGATGGAAGTCTTGATCCAGAAAAAAGTGATACTTGTGAATTAATAGACGAAAAAGGTAATTTGTTACCATGTGTTGGCAAGGTTGATTTTTATAAAGAAAATCCAAAAATTATTCATTTAGGATACTTGGATTTGAAGAAAAGAAACGAAGTAAATAAATTTTGGGGTAAGATATGGAATCATAGGCAAAGCGGTAAATACGATTCTTCTTACGAGATGGAAGAAATTAAAAATGGAGATTCGCGCAAAAAAAGGCATAATATGCCTCAACCAATTTGGCCTAAGTTATGAAAAAATATGGAATAATTTATTGTGGATATAATACAGAAGACTATGTATTAAAATCCATAGAACCCTTCTTAAACAGAAAAAATTACATCGTTTCTGCTGTGTCCGTGCCTTTTAAAGAGTATAAGGGTATTGACCAATTCCATGATCATACCACAGATTTGTTAAGAGAGCTTGTTGAACAAAAAAAGTTAAAACATCTTGTTGATAGCCCACAATATATAACAGAGGCAGAGGCTAGAAATTTTTCTTTGTTTTATTTAAAAAAATATGATTTAGACTATATTTGGCTTGTTGATTCAGACGAGTTTTATACAGACGAAGATATCAATAACATAGAAAAATATGTTGAATCTAGTAATAAAAATTTATTTAAAATATCTCTCAAGAATCACGTTTTTGATTTAAAACATTATTTAGAGGAACCTTTTCAACCACCAAGAATCTTTAAAACTAATATCGATAATCAATATTTTTTGGAGGCATTTTATTGGGATAACGATATTTGTTATGGTCACGAAGGCAAATTGATGAGATTCGATAATATCGAAGAATTAGAAATTATTCCCGAAGATGTAGCCTATATACCTCATTATACTTGGTTAAATGATAGAATAGGCAAAAGAAAAGTAGAATATCAACATAGACATTTTGGTCATTGTGGATATAAATGGAACCATGAACACCATCATTTAGAATTTGACGAAGAGTTTCATAAGAAAAACAATATACCATTACCTAAAGTATTATGCTCAGAATAAAAGTATATGGAGCCAAAGAATACTGGTGCCAAATTCCTCGTATTAAAGACGGGCTAAAAGGCATTGGTCATGAGGTTGTGACAGGAGATGATTACGATATTATTTTTGCAAACAATTTCGAGTATGATTCAATTGATTCTGAACACAACGATTCTGCTTTGTGGGAGGGCAATACCCAATTGCCAAAAAAAGGCTTTAAAATTTTTAATGTCTTAGATATCCCGCCTCACATAGATGATTTTCCTATTGATAAACTAAAGGATCAATTATCTCACGCAAATGTAGTCACATGTATAAGTAAACCAGTGCAACAACAATTAAAAGACATTGGAGTTGATGCACACATTATATGGAACCCAATAAAAGATATTTTCTATGATCCCCAAGTAAAAAAACAAATAAACTGTTTATATGTCGGTCGATGGAATGATCCTAATAAAAGATTTAACTTATTGGACAATATAGAAAAATATGTAGTGGGACCATCTGGCCAAGCCGCTAATGGCAATTATTTAGGTTTAGTAAATGATTTAACACTAAATCAATTATATAATTCTAGCAAAGTAGTAGCTTTACCTTCTAAGTTTGAAGGTCTTGGTTTACCTGCTTTAGAAGCTATGGCAGCAGGAGCAATACCTCTTGTTTGTAGTGACAATCCAAATTCTTCTCTTTGTCCAGATTTTTGCGTAGCAGAGCCAACAGTAGAATCAGTAACATCTACCTACAACTCTCTCATTAATCACTTCACCCATTACCAAAGTGTTATTGTTGATGAGTGGACTCCTTGGGTTCAGCATAAGTTTTCTAAGTTTTCTATAGCAAAAAATATTGTTAACATATATAAGTCAAAATGAAACCTTTTGTAGTAGGATTTAATCAAGGTCAATATGGAGATTTATTCATAGGGTTGACGGCTTGTAGTGTAATTAAGTCGATTTGGCCTAGTTCTACTATGATTTATTCAGTAAATAAAAAATATACTGACGTTATACCTATTTTAAGATTAAGTCCATATATAGATAAATTTATAATATGGGAAGGCTATGAAGATTGGCCCTTAACAGTAGACTCTGCTAATCTTGGAAAATTATTAGAGTTAGAAAAAAAAGCGGGAGAAAATTCTTTTCAATTTTTTCAACCAATGGAGAAACACACCGTAGCAGATTGGTATAATTATTGGCACCAAACAGCGGAATCCTGTGTTATGCACTCTCTTCCAAGACCAACAAAAGAACAAGAAAACTTCAAACTACCGAAACCAGAAGTAGAACAAGAAGAAACTATAACAATATGCACAGGCAGAAGGAAAAATAAAGAAGGAGAATATAATACAAAAGCTGTAACTTTAGAGCAAATTGAAATTGTTAAAGGTTTTTGTGAAGAAAATAATTTAAAACTTATACAAATAAAAGGAGGAGAAGAGGATTCAATAGAGGGTGTTGAGCATTTTGAAGGCAATTATAGTGAATCAGTAATTAAAGTTTTGCAGAGCAAAATTTTAGTGTCTTGTGATACGGGAATGATTTGGGCATCTTCTGCGTTTTCACACCCAACAATTGGTCTCTATGATTTATCTTTTTACCCAGATGCCGCGACACATTTAAACTGGGTTCCTAAGAATGAAAATCAAGTAACTATTTTTAGTAAAGAAATAAAAAACATAGGTTTACATAAACTTGAAGAATGTTTGAGTGACATGTATAATACGTCAAAATGAAAAAAATTATTATTACTGGAGTAACAGGTCAAGATGGTAGTCACATGGTGGACTACTTAATCAATAACACTGAGCATACAATCATAGGCGGTGTAAGGAGACTTAGTGTTAAAAATCATGAAAATATAGAACACCTCTTAGATAACCCAAGATTCTTTTTAATTGATTTAGATGTTACTGATGCAGAAAACATTGATAGAGTCATCTTTGAGCACAAGCCTGATTACTTTATAAATTTTGCCGCTAATTCATTTGTAGGCACAAGTTGGCAAATGCCAGTTAACCACATGCAAACTAATTGTATGGCGGTTCTTCATCAGCTAGAAGCTATAAGAAAACACGTTCCAGATTGCAGATATTACAATGCAGGTAGCTCTGAGGAGTTTGGGGACGTTATTACAGAACCTCAATCAGAAGAACATCCGCTGCGTCCTAGAAGCCCATACGGAGCTTCTAAATGTGCCGCAAGACACTTAGTCAAGGTATACAGAGATTCTTACAACTTATATGCTGTCCAAGGATGGTTATTTAATCACGAAGGAACTAGAAGAGGTGTAGAATTTGTTACTAGGAAGATTACCCAAAACGTAGCTCGTATTGCTGATGAGTTTGCCCGAAAAGAAAACTTTGAACCTTTAAGATTAGGCAATGTAGATTCTAAAAGAGATTGGAGTGACGCAGAAGATTTTGTAGATGGTGTTTGGAAAATGCTCAATCAAGAAGAGAACCTAACCTATATCAGAAGGAAAAAACCTGATGATTATGTTTTGTCTTCAGATGAAACACACACTATAAAAGAGTTTGTTGAAGAAGCTTTTAACTTCGCTGGTTTTCATAGAAGCATTTGCAGATGGGAAGGATATGGAAAAGAATTAAAATACTACCACGCAGATGATTTATTGATGGAAGTTGATCCTAAGTTTTACCGTCCAGCAGAAGTTGACTTACTTTGGGGCGACTCAGCTAGAGCAAGAAAAGAGCTTGGCTGGGAACCAAAAACAAGTTTTATTCAGCTAGTGAATAAAATGGTTAAACATGACATGGAGCTATTGACTTAATTCCACATGCAGTTATACTGACTGTATGCCAAGAGGTAAAAAGTTATGTCCATCCTGTAATAGTCTACTAGGAGCGCGGATCAAAGTTTGTGATTGTGGTCATGAGTTTTTGCCAAAAGCAAAAAAACAAGCAAAACCCTTTTTTAAAGAAAGGAAAGATTTTTTGAAACGTATGCTGGGCGGCTCAAAGCCAGTAAATTACGTTTTTGAAATGTCTACTGTGACAAAGATTTTTACACAGTTTGAAAACGACCTCGATTTTCTAAGCAAGGTTAAACCTCCCTTTGAATTAAAAGGGACTATTAAATATTTTTTAACCAGAGATGGAAGAGAATATTTAAATAAAAAATACAAGGAATTTAACTATAAACCCCCAGAGAAGGATAAATTTGTTGACATGGGCGTAAAAGTTGGAGAAGATACTATAAAGAAGAAAACAAGAACACTAAGAGATTTTTTAAATGACTAAGATGAAGAAGAAAAGCGGATCGAAGGATTATACAGAGGCGTTCCTCAAATCAAACAAAGACTACCACTACAACTTAGAGGAAGGAGCAGAACCATACCTAGTGTCCAGTGGATCTATGATTCTTGATCACGTTTTAGGGGGTGGTTTTGGGTCTGGTTTACACAGGTTTATTGGAGCTAACGAAGGAGGAAAAACAAATGAGGCTCTGCATGTTATGCACAACATGCTTAAAACTTTAGAAAATTCTAAAGGGCTTTTCGTAATGGCTGAAGGAAGATTAAGCCAAGAGATTAAAGATAGAGCAGGTATTAAGTTTGTTCACTCAGCAGAAGATTGGGATGTGGGGACATGCTTGGTTCTTGAGTGTCACATCATGGATACTATGATTGATTTCCTCAGAGGTTTACTAAAAAACAATCCAGACAAAGAGAAATTCTGCATTGTAATTGACAGCATGGATGGGCTAATAACAAAAGAAGATTTAGAAAAAGGATCTTCTGATGCTAGAAAGGTAGCAGGAGGAGCTTTGATGACCTCTGATTTCCTGAAGAGAGTGAGTCTGGGCATGAGTAAGTTTGGTCACATGTGCATTATGATTTCTCAAGTCAGGTCAAGCATCACCACTAGCATGTATGCCAAACAAGACCCAAACAACCAAACAGATAGCAGTGGTGGAAATGCAATCCTTCATTATCCAGACTGGATTCTGCAATTTAAAAAACAAACTAAAGGCGACAAGATTCTAGAAAATCCAAAAGAACAAATAACTCCTGAAAATAAAATTTATGGACACAACGCCAAGGTTTTAATTTTAAAATCAACAAATGAAGCCACAGGACAAATTGTAACTTATCCAATCAAGCATGGTCGCAATAACGGAAAATCTATTTGGCTTGAGAGGGAAGTTGTTGACATGCTTTTGATGTGGGGTTATTTAGAGAAATCAGGAGCTTGGATCAAACTTGATGATAAAGTAAAAACCTATCTAAGCGATAATAAAATAGAAACAAAAGATTCTTACCAAGGAATCAAAGCGGTGTATGAGTTTCTAGAGTCAGATGAAAAAATTACATCGCTTCTTGTTGATTTTGTAAAAGAGAATATTCTTAAGCAATGATATTTTTGTGTTCCAATGGTCGAGAGAAAAAGATAAAAAACGTCAGCAAATATTTGATTGACTGGGACTCTGATTGTAAAAGTGGGATTCAAAAAGACGTAAAAAACCAAGTTAAGCCTTATTGGTTCGCAGATGTAGTTTTTGAAGAGTTCCCTGTTGCTGGGACGAGAATGACCCTAGATCTTTACAACGCAACTCAGAAGATAGCTATTGAGGTGGATGGCAACCAGCATTATAGGTATAATCAGTTTTTTCATTCTAATTCTCGCCAGAAGTTTCTCCAACAACTACAGAGGGATGAGAAGAAAGAATACTTTTGTGATATTAATAATATAAAACTTATTAGGGTATTAGAGTCTGATGTTCTAGACTCAAAGAAATATCCTAAAAACTTAATAAAACTTTTAAAATGAAATTAGACGAAGAAGAGAGCACTGGAGGTATTCCTCAATCACTACTAGATAAGGTTTACGACTCTACAGGCTCTGTAAATGGAGGTAATAGAGGGTTTATTTTACTTTATGTTAACAAAGAGGGTTGCCCCAGTATGACAAGTAAAACAGAAAACCCTTGCGTTGACATGGCTCTTGGCAAATTAATAGAGATGGCAATGGCTAAAAAAGATGACGATATCACCATATGATCTACTCCTTTGATTTAGAGAAGAAAGTCTTAAGCGGCATCCTACAACATCAGCACAAGTGGGAGGAGATATCTAGCTTTATAAATGAGAGTGACTTTTACTCAGAGGATTCCAAGGTAAACGTATCAATATTTAAATTATTAAAAAATGCATTAGACAATGCAGAAAATATCGATGAGACAATACTTGTTCAAAGGATACAACAATTAAAAGTCTCCTTTCCTGACAGCGTGGACATTGCTGAATATGTGTTCTCATTAGCTTTTTACAAAATCACAGAAAACATTTTCTTGAGTTCTGTTAAAGAGCTTAAAAAATATACAGCCCGTAGGGAAATTTATACAAGCTGCAAAAAGGTCGCGTCATTTGTTAAGAATGCAGACCCAAACCTGAAGTATGGCGAGCTTATTGAACAGTCTGATCAAATCTATAATAAAAATATAAAAGATTTTGAGATGACAGAAGCTGGTCCTGTCAATCTGTTTGATATGATGGAGGAGCTTGTGGAAGACAGGGGGAACAACCCTGTAGAGGACTTTGGAATGCTTGGTCCCCATCAAAGAATTAATGAAATGTATGGGTCTTTGCTCCTTGCAGGTAACATATCAGTCATTGTGGCTAGATCAGGAGTAGGTAAAACTAACTTCTGCATGGATTACACGACTAGAGTTTCTGCCGAGCATGATGTCCCCGTGCTTCACTTTGATAACGGAGAGATGAGTGAAGAGGAACTTATCTTTAGACAGTGTTCAGCGATGACAGGAATTCCTGTGTGGTTGTTGCAAACAGGTAAATGGAGAACAACAGGATATAAGGATTTATCGCCAGAGCAGGTTGTAGCAAAGGTTAGAGCAGCTTGGAGTAAAATTAAAAACATGGAGTTCTATTACGAGAATGTAGCAGGTTTGTCTCCAGATGAAATGTGCTCTCTTCTTAAAAGATTTTATTTTTCCAAGATAGGAAGAGGAAACCCTCTGATTTTTAGCTTTGACTATATCAAGAGTGACTTTGGTAGCATTGGCAAAGTTGACGGTTGGCAACAGGTCTCGTATATGGTTCACAAATTCAAACAGACTATCCAAAGGGACTTATCTTTTGATGGTAAACCGTGCGTCTCAATGCTTACCTCAGTTCAGTCTAACAGGTTGGGCATCACCAACAATAGAGGAGCAGGTGGAATAGTTGATGATGAAAGCGTTGTATCGCTGTCTGATGGAATTACTCAATTTTGTTCTCATCTTTTCCTGCTTAGAAGAAAGGTGGCAGATGAGATTCATGAAGAGGGAGTAAACTTTGGCACTCACAAGCTAATCAACCTAAAATGCAGACATCTTGGCAAAGATGCTCTTAGAGCAATCCATCCAGTAGAAATGCCAGATGGCAGCAAGAAGCAAAATTTTATTAATTTAAATATAGAAAATTTTAGGATTACTGAGTGCGGAGATTTGCAAGATGTTGTAAATGCCTTTAATGGAGGAGGGGTTGAGGTTAATACAAATGAGACAGAAGAGATACCAATCAATCTTAGAGCGTAATGAATTACAAAGAGGTTCTAGAAAACCTTGGGTATCGCCTCAAGGATCACGGATCATACTGGAGAACAAATGCAGTATATAGATCTGGCGACAACTCAACAGCCCTTCAAATTTATAAAGATACTGGAGTCTGGAAAGACTATGTAGAGGACTCTCAGTTTATGCCTTTCGAGGCTCTACTCCAAAAAACTCTAAACACAAAAGACCCTAATGCAGTAAAGCATTATTTAAAGGATAACGGTGTAAATATAGGAGCAAGAATAAAACAAAAACACCTATTGAAAGAAGAGAAGACATACTCTCCTAAAGTTCTGACAAAGCTTTTACCTCATCATGATTTTTACCTAGAAAAAGACATTAGTAAAGAAACCCTTGAGGACTTTAAGTGTGGATTAGCCATGTCTGGCAAAATGTATCAAAGGGTAATATTTCCAATTTTCAGAAAAGACGGCAGGATACATGGATTTTCTGGCAGAAAGGTTACTAACGATGATAGACCAAAGTGGTTACATATGGGGAAGTCATCAGGTTGGTTTTTCCCATATTACAATATTACTAAAGTCCAAAAAGCTATAGAAGAAAAAGAAGCAGTTCACATTGTGGAATCTGTAGGAGACTGTTTGTCTTTATATAACAATGGCATAAAAAATGTTCTTGTTTCTTTTGGCTTGAACATTTCTCCAAAATTTATAGCAAGGTTATCTTTATTGCCTATAAAAAAAGTTTTTGTATCTTTCAATAACGATCACACATCTTCCGTCAACAGAGGGTTTGAAGGAGCAATTAAATCTATTTTTAAATTGGTTGAGTCGATTGATTTTGACAAAATATACTTTATTCCTCCTGAAGAGAATGACTTTGGGGAAATGTCTAAAGATCAAATAGAAAAATACGCTTCAGATTGCTATAATATACAACATCAAGAATCCATGTCTAAAGTGATAAAGATTGCTAAAGATATGAATCAACGAGGTGTAAATAAAAGTTTTTCTTCTTCTTTTGCAAAGCTTGTAAAGAAAAACTCATTTCATTATGACGACTTCTGAGAACAAGCCTCTATCTGCATCACGCATAAAGACGCTACAAATGTGTTCTTGGCAGTATTGGTGCAAATACCACTTAAAGCTCCCAGATAAAGCTAACGAGGGGAGTTTACGTGGAACGATATGTCACGCTGTTTTTGAAAATTTGGGAAATCCTAAGCATAAAAAACATTATACCCGCATAATTAAAACTCAAAACGCCTTTGCCTCACCTCCAGTCAAAAGGATGATAGAAGCATATGCTAAAAAACATAATATAGATGATTTTGAGAATATGGACCTGATAAACCAAATGACAGTAGAGGGTCTTAATTACGATTTTTTTGGGGACAAGGACGGGAAGCCAACCAACTCTATCAGTGAAAAGGATTTTGATATATCTGTAAACGAACAGGGTAAAAACTACCGCATACTAGGCTTTATTGATAAGCTTTTTTTATTTAAGAGAAAGAAGACTGCCCTTATTAGAGATTTTAAAACATCAAAACAAATTTTTTCTGGAAAGGAGTATACCGACAACATGCAGAATTTAATGTATTGTTTGGCGGTAAAACACTTATATCCAGAGTTCTTAAAAAGAAAGATGGAGTTTTTGTTTGTTAAGTTTGATTGCAATAACGATGGGTGTTGTGAAATGGAGCCATTAGACGAAGACGAGTTAGAAGGCTTTGAATATTTTTTGACAGAAGTTCAACAAATTATTAATAATTTTAATGAAGTTGCCGCCTCTAAAAATTTAGCTTACGATAAGGGCTATTTAGGTAGAGACGATGGCTTTGCTGGCAGAGTTGTTTGTGGTAGAGCAGAGTATGCTGGCCAACTCAAAAAAGACGGGACTCCCATGTGGCATTGTCCATTTAAATTTCCTAGAGAGTTTTACACTTTAGTAGACAAGGATGGAGTGAGGGTCGCATCTGCCGACTTAAAAAAAGATCTCAAAGAAAAAAAGACAAAAGATTTGACGATAGAAAAAGTTAAATATGACGGATGCCCTGCTTTTTCCTTTGACAAACCAATGGAGCTTCTGTAACATACAGGAGTGATACCATTATTTAAAAGCACCTTCAGCATAGGACGATCCCTTCTGAGGGTTGAGGATTTAGTAGACATTGCACAAAGCGGTGATGTTAAGAAGATGATTTTAGTAGAAGATAATTTCTACGGATTCAGGGTAATAAATAAAGCATTTCTTCACATAGAAGTTCCTATGGTCTATGGAGTTAAGTTGCCTGTTGTTCATTCAAGTATTACCGAAAAGCCCAGTAAACTAATTTTCTTCCCTAAAAACAACAAAGGCGTAGCTGTTGCTAGAAACCTTTATACTAAATGCTTTACAAGCGTAGGAGAATATTTAAACATGTCAGATCTGGGCGAGGGAGAGCTTGATGACATCAGTATTGGAGTGCCGTTTTATGACTCTTATGTATTCAACAATATTTTTCATTTTGGCATGTGTGATCTTTGGCTAGACAAGTATGATCACTTTTACATAGAGGAATCTAATAATCATCCTTTTGATTTCCAAATCAGTAACGCTCTCAAAAAGCTGAATGTAAAAACAGAAAAAGCAAAAAGCATCTATTATAGAAATAAAGAGGATTTTGAAGCTTTCCAAATGTATAAAGCCATATGCAACAGGAAACAGGGCAGAGTTCCAACATACAGTAACCCAAGACTAAACGATTTCTGTTCTGATGAGTTTAGCTATGAATCTTTTTTAGAAAATGTTGCCAAGTAATCAAAAATATTTAGTATTCGATACAGAGACGGAGGGTTTAAATTTACACTCTTCTAAAACTTGGCAGTTATCTTGGATAATTTGTCAAGGAAACAAAGTGTTAGAAACACACGATAAGTTTATAAAACATAAAGAGTTAAATATACCAGAGGTTGTTAGAAAGCTAACGGGCTTTGATTGGGATAAATATAACTCTAAAGCGGAATCTCTTATTTCTGTTTGGTCAAAGTTTGAGAAATATTTATTTGACCCAAAATATATTGTAGTGGGGCAAAACCTACTTGGGTTTGATGTTTACATGGTATCTCATTTACAAAGGATGCTTGGACAAGAGCCAGATTACTCTTATTTGCCAAGAATATATGATACAAGAGCTTTAGCAAAGGCATATAGGGAAGAGCTAGATAAACCCAGAGGTGATTTGTTAAGCTGGCAGTATAAAATAATAAACGACAGAACCCTAAAGGCAAAGGTGTCACAAAATCAGCTATTAAAGTTTTTTGATATAGATTTTGAGGAAGAAAAACTCCACGATGCATTATACGACATCAAGATGTGCTATAAAGTTTTCTTAAAACTTAAGAAACACATGGACTTGTAATGTTTGAAGATTTTACACCATACGACGATTGTGAACCTGCGGGAGTAGATCTCCCTAAAACAATCGTTGACATAAATAAATTAGAGGAAATTGGGCTTGGGCCTGATAGCTCCACTAAAGATATTTTGTATGAGCTTGCTAGAAAGGGATTGAGAGATAAAGGCATTACAAAATATGAAAATAAAGAGGTCTATTATAAAAGAGCAAAGCAAGAGCTTGAGACATTTGAAGAACTTGGGTTCACAGATTACATCTTACTCAACTGGGACGTTTTAAATTTTTGTCATGACAATAATATTCCAACTGGTGCTGGCCGTGGCTCTGCTGCTGGCTCTCTTGTTTTATATTTGCTCGGAGTAACTAATATTGACCCAATCCCTCACGATTTATTCTTTGAGAGATTTGTGTCTAAATCAAGAGCCAAAAAAGTCACCGACAAAAGAGGTAAAGAGTTTCTTGTCGGCAGTTTGTTGCCAGATGTTGATTCAGATATATCTTATGATCAGCGATATAAGGTCATACAATATATCGAGAGAAAGCATGAAGGTAGAACTGCTAAGATTCTAACATTCAATACCTTTAGTTCAAAACTTTGCATTAGAGAGGCAACAAAATACTTTGATGAGGCTAAGGAAGATGAGGCTAACCAAGTCTCCGATATGATCCCGAAATTACATGGGGTTGTTTTCCCTTTGAGCCAAGCTAGAGAAGAGGCAGATAAATTCAAAAAGTGGGTTAAAAATCACAAGAAGACATTTAAAAATGCATTAAAAATAGAAAACTTACCGAAGAATACTGGAGTTCACCCATCAGGGATCGCGATTTGCTCAGAAAGCATTGAGAATATTGTCCCACTGCAAAAAACAAAAGATGGAGATTTAGTTACAGGTTATGACATGAATGACGTTGCAGACCTCATGGTCAAGTTCGACATCCTTGGTTTAAGAACCCTAACAATCGCTCACAAAACTTGTGAAAAAGTTGGCATAAACATAGAGGACATAGATGCCAATAACGAGATGATCTATGAGATATTGCAAGATTTCAAACATCCTATGGGCTTGTTTCAGATCTCCGCTGAGACAAACTTTAAAGTTTGCAGAGAGATAAAACCAAAAGATATAAATGAGCTTTCTGATGTTGTTGCTTTAGCTCGCCCCGCAGCACTTGAATTTGTTTCTGTTTATAAAACACAAAAAGAATTTCCATCTGAGTTAAACTTAAATCCAGAGTTAGACTCGATATTGTCTTGGTCTAAAAATGTGATCCTATATCAAGAGCAACTAATGCAAATTGCTCACAAAGTTTTCGGCTTAACGCTTGAAGAGGCAGAGGTGTTAAGAAGGATTGTAGGCAAGAAAAAAGTAGATGAAATGCCTAAGTGGAAAGATACAATTTACAATGCTGCTGAATCTAGAGGTCTTAGTGAAGAGATAGCAGACTTCTACTGGAATTCATTAGTCGCCGCCTCACATTACTCTTTCAATAAGTCACACAGTTTCGCCTACGCCGACCTCGCGGCTAAAACAGTTTACTTAAAGCACAAATATCCTCAAGAATTCTTTCTTTCTATTCTTGAGTGCGCTGAGTTTGATCCAGAACCTTTACAAACAATTTCTGGGGTAAACGAAGAGTTGCCAGATTTCGGCATGGAAATGTTACCTCCTTGCCTATATAAGTCTGATTTTGATTTTACAATTGAAAACAACAATATTCGCTACGGATTGAATAGCATTAAAGGAATCTCTCTAAAATCAATACAGAGCCTAATAGACTTTAGAGGCATAGAATTTAACAATAAGTATGAGGTTTTTCTGGCAGCTAAACAGTGCGGTATCAACATATCTGTGCTTGCGGCTCTTATACAAGCTGGAACTATGGATCATGCGAGAACGAATAGAACTCGCATGGTCCTAGAAGCTCAAGCCTTTAACCTGCTAACAGATAGAGAAAAGAGAAACTTTGTAAAGATTGGAGAGAGATTTGGCTTCGACATACTTAAGGCAATATCAGAAGTTATAGAGAAACAAACTCTTGGAGATGACAATAGACCAATCATGTCTGAAAAGAGATTTAAAACATTTAAAACTAAATTTGATCAGTATAAAAAAATCTATAGTCAAAACAGGAAGCATGAAATGTTTGCTAAGTGGAGATATGAAAGCTCTTTGCTTGGCTATAGTTATTCACACAACCTACGTGAATGCTTTCAGGATAGATTTTCGTCTTTGATCGACTTGAGGCAAGTAGAGGATCTTGTAGACAGACAAAACTTCCAAGTTGTAGGCGAGGTAAAAGATTTCTTTACTAGGACATCTCAGAATGGTAACAAATACATGATGATTTCAATCTGTGATAATACAGCAACTAAAAACTTTCTTTTCATGGACAACGCTAGAGAAGAGAGATTATCTGACTTCTTAAGAAGCGGATACAAGTTAACAAAAAACAAAGTTATAGTTTTAAATGGATCAAAGAGCAGAGATACATTTTTTGTAGATCACATAAATCCAGTGGAGACAGATATATACATGAAGTTAAGGGAGGTGAAGGGTGCCTAAATTACCTTTAACACCGCATATTGAGGGAGTCATAGAAAAAACAAAAGAACTCTCTAATATTCTATACAGAAACGGGGCAGATGTAGATCTATTTTTTCACTGCTTTTTAAGTGACTTAAGTCAGTCTTGCTCATCTATATTTAAAAAAGTAAATGTAGACCCCAAGGACTTATTAAAAGAGTCTAGGACTGTTTTAAGTAAAAAGCGTAAGAACAAATACGCAAAAAAGATTCTAAAAACAGATGTTAGAAAACTTTTAAAAGAGGCTGAGAAATTTTCTATAGAAAACTTTAACCTAGATTACATACCCCCAGAGGTGATCTTAATGGTTTTCTTTGATGATGAGCATTCCCCTAAAGTTGTAAAAAACCTTTTCCCAAAAGGAGATCAATCTTCGGATGAAGTATTTCTAGGATTTGTTACAGAGTGCTCTTTAGTCGTTAAAGACTTTGACCCAGATCGAGTAACTACTTCAATGAGAGTGGATACCCCTGAAGACTGGATCGACATGTTCGACAAGAATGAGATACTCTCTCAGTTTGCAGAAAACTTAAATTTAAAAGCGTTAAACAACGAGTTCGACAAGATAGTTGATTTCGACGGTAAAATTGATGAAGTAGCTACAATTCTTTGCAGAAAGAAAAAACCTAACGCGCTTCTTGTTGGACCAGCAGGAACAGGTAAAACTTCCTTGGTGGAGGGTTTAGCTTGTAAAATTGTTGCTGGAGACGCACCTGAGCTTATAGCTAACAAGGTGATTTATTCTGTGAGTTTATCTAGCATGGTTGCTGGGACAGAATACAGAGGTCAGTTTGAGAAAAGACTAGAAGACTTTGTTAATGAAGCAAAAAAATATAGTAACTTAATTTTGTTTATTGATGAGGTTCATACTTTAATTGGTGCAGGAGGGGCAACAAACAACTCTCTAGAAGCCTCTAACATTCTTAAGCCAGAGCTTGCCAGAGGAACAATAAGTTGTATAGGAGCCACAACGATTAACGAATATACAAACACAATTAAAAAAGACACCGCCTTAGATCGCAGGTTTGAGCGCGTTATAATTAGAGAGCCATCTAGATTTCAGATGGAAGAAATTTTACCCACAATAATTTCTTATTATGAAAACTTTCATACCATTACATATACTGATGAGTTTCTAGAAAACATAATTGATTACTGCGAAAAATACATCCCTAATAAATTCTACCCAGATAAAGCTATTGATATCATTGATCACTGCGGAGCACAGGCTAAAGTAAATTTCTGGCACGTTACGCCATCAATAAAAAGCCAGCAAGAAGAGACAATGGCTGCGGCTCTAGACCCTGAAAAAGACCACACAAAACTTTTAGAAAAATTAAACGAAAGCCTAGAAAAATGGACAGAAGGTGTTTCAGATTTAATTCCAGAGGTAAAACTATGCCATTTAAAAGACTTCTTTAAAAAGAAGACAAACCCTTTAAACGATCAAGAGATGGTCGAGAAAGTTTTTTCTTGTGTCAGCAAATCCCTTGTAGGTCAAGATGAGCTTTTGCAGAAACTAAAAGATAAAATTATTTTATCTAGCTTGGGTATAAAAAAGACTGACAATTTCTCTGCTCCAGAGTGCTATGTTATAAGTGGCTCAAGATTCAGTGGTAAATCTTACTTTTTAGACTTGTTTAAAGATACTTTGCAAAAACATGGAGTCAGTGTTCTCTCCTATAGTGGTGTTCACTTTGCAGATACCTTTGCTCCACATAAGATAGCGACATCTCAGGGCAACAATACATCTATATGCGAAAAAGTTCTAATATCTCCAAATAGCGTGATCATCATAGATGATTTCCACAAAGTTGATAATTCTGCAATTCCGCTTTTCAATCAAATATTTAAGCATGGTAAGTTTCAGATGAGCAACGGAGATATGGCAGATTTCACAAACTGTAAAATATTCCTGACAAGCGATATATCTAATAGCCAGTCTGCTATGGGATTTCAGGGAGCAGTTTCGGACAGAGATAACCTAATGATTCACCCAGACATACTCTCACTTGTTGACGAGTGCTTTCCACTTAAAGAGATTGACGAGAAGGGCTTGAGGAGACTTTTATGGATGAAATTAAAAAGATTAAAAAATAGGTTAAAGGACAATGATATTGATTTAACTTTCGATTTTAAATATATTAATCAAACAATTAAAAGTATTCTTAAGGAAAAAATAAAAGTAGAAGCCTTATCTAAAAAGATATTATCAGAGATAACCCCCTTTGTTTCTGATAGTGTTTTAAAAGGAGAAAAGAATATCAAACTTTTTATTGAAAAAAACGTCAGTAAGGTTGATCATAAAGCATGAGTGGATCTGCCGCTAAGAAAATTCGTCAACTTATTGGATACGATAAAAAAAATGCCAATCACATTCAAAAAAAACTTTACAAACACCTGAAGGGGAGATATCTTGCTGTGGGCGCAGAAGAATTTTGGAAAAGCGTCGAAGGTAGATTTAACAATAAATAATTATGAGTGAAAACACTAAACAAAACGATGAATGGAAGAAGCGTGAATTAGGAGCGCTTTGGAGAGTTGACGGTCAAAAACAGTCTTACTACAGTGGATCTATCAAGGATTCAGAGGGTAATGATGTGAAAATTGTCTGTTTTCCAAACTCTTTCAAAGAAAAAGGGTCAAATCAGCCCGATATAAGAATTTACGCAAGTAAAGAAAAGGACTAGAGCATGACAGAAGAAAACATAAATAATCTAAAAGCAATGCTCACATCGGAGATGGTTTCTCGCGTCACATTGGCAGAGGCTATCAATATAATGCATAATCTTGCGGTCCAAGAGGTCGAAGAAAATGTAGAAAAAATGTCTGATGAGGAGAAAAATTCCGCTTTTGAGGAATTAACTGCAAAAGTCGAAGCGGCTAAAGCTGAAAACCAAAGGGTAAAAACTGGAGAATAGGTGTAAAAGTCTTTAAATGCCTTACACTGTCACGTTTTTAGACAACAAATTATATCAAAGTTTATCTTTTGATGCTGATATTAAATTCCCTGAAGCTTCTATTTACGCCAAAAAAATTTGGTGTTTAAAAGAATATAAAAAACAAGGGCAGTTAATTGAGTTATCAGAGGGCGAGAAGAAGGAAAAACCTCCGTTAAGTAGTCCTTCTTATTCTATTAATAAACATTTTGAAAATGATGAACTTGTTGTCGAATTAGTGCAGTCCTTTGCTGTTTCTGATGACTTTGACTTTTTTAAAAAGTCAGAGTTAGAAAAAGAAACGGGAGATGAAGAACTTGATAAAATTTTACTTAAAATACATCAATCTGATTTTGATGAGTCAGTAATCAAGGCTTGCATTCTAGACAGTTTACTTCAAGGGGAATATCCACAAAAACCTGAAGACTCAGAAGCTTCTGAAGAAGAACCAGAAGAAGAAAGTGATACAAAATAGAGTATTAATAACAGGAGCGGGAGGATTTATAGGCGGCAATTTAGCCGCCTATTTGTCTCATAGAAACTACGATGTTACCAAATTTGACATAACCCTTGGTAATTCTGGTTTACCAGATGTAATGAACCAAGATATTGTCATCCACCTCGGCGGTAACTCTGATACCACTGAAACTAATCTTGAAAAAATTCTAGAGCAGAATTTCGAATATTCAGTAATGCTTTACGAATTGTGCGAACTTTATGAAATAAAATTTCAATATGCTAGTAGCGCATCTGTTTATGGGACATCAAAAAGTTTTAAGGAGAGTGATTTTTGCAAACCTCTTAGCCCATATGCTTTTAGTAAATACATGTTCGATTGTTGGCTAATTCATCAAAATTATCCATACCAAGGATTTAGATACTTTAATGTTTATGGCTTAGGAGAAGACAAAAAAGGGAAACAAGCTAGCCCTGTGTCTAAATTTATCAAACAAGCTCAAAGAAATGGCGAAATAAAAATATTTGAGAAAAGCGAAAAATATAAAAGAGATTTTGTTTCTATTGATGATGTTTGCGAAATACATTATAGAATGCTAGATAATGATGCTTCAGGCGTTTTTAATGTAGGGACAGGGCAAACAACTTCATTCAGGGATGTTGCAGAGATTGTAAAATCAAATTCTCATGCAATTATTACTGAGACCCCAATGCCAAAAGAGTTAAAAGGTCAATATCAAAAATTTACAAAAGCAGATAACTCTAAATTATTAGAGGTTATAGGTGATTATGATTGGCAGACTGTAGAACAATATATAAACCAAAATATCGATGCTTACCTTAATTAAAAGTGTTTTAAAATCAATTGAGTTATTTTTATCTTTAAAAAATAAGACTTTCTATCTACAATTAAAACAAGACCATGAAGAAGAAAGAAAAAGAATTATTCAAGAACTTGAAGACATTAGGGCTAATGGCGGTGATGCCGACCGTGCTGATCTCTTGCGCGACGAACTCATCCGTGAAGACAACTCCTTTAAACATTTATCAGCCTTCTACTCTGAGTTTGACAAAAGGGATTCCAATAGAAACAAGTAAGGGTATTTATACCCCTAATAATGATGAAATTTGGCATTCTGACGCTAGATTCAGGAGGCTAGAGAGGCAACTTTACTTTTCTAGCGGCAAATAATGTTGATTTTTTTTAAAACAGATTTATAATAATTCATATATGACAACTATTGACTTTTCAGATGATGAGCTTCAGGCATTAATTCAATTAATCGACATTTCAGTCAAGGCTCAAGGTTTAAATGTAGCTGAAGCCGCTGTGATTTTAGCGAAGAAAGTAAGAGAATCTGCGGCTGGACCACCTCCAGAGGTTGATTCATCCCCTCAGTTTGCTGACTCTGTTGAAGCACCAGCAGAAATTCCTGAAGAGGAATAAATTTTCCCTTGACCATGACAATTCTGTAATATATATTTGATTTATGAAGAAACTAATTCTTACACTACTGGGCGCTTCAATTATTAGCGCAGCCTCTGCTACCACTGTAGCAACGGATTTGTCCGTTGAAGGTGGGGCATCAATTTCAAACTTTAGCACTGACAGAGGTCTAGCAACAAGGGAAGACTCTATTGGAGCTTCTCTTGCTCTATCTACCGCTCTGGGAGGGGGAGATCTTTCATTTAGTGCATCACTTTTCGACACTGACGGCGGTGGCGAGATGGACTTTGGAGCTAGCTACAGCCTTGGGGTTGATCTTTTCGGTCAAAACATTGGCTTGACTGCTGCTCTAAAAGACACCGAATCTATCTTTGGAGACAGAGAAGAACTATCTTTGACTGCTGATTATACTTACATTGCAGATTTTTCTGTTGGTGTTTGGTATGAGGACAACAACGACTGGTTCGGAGTAGAGCTTGGAGCTTCATATGACTTTAAGACACCTGTCGAAAATCTTACCTTAAGCCCTTTTGTGACTGTAAATATTGCAGAAGAATATGATTCACTTGAGCTTGGCGTTAAAGCAAATTATGTTTTGACAGAGGATATTTCTATCGTTGGAAAAGTTTCCTTTAACGATAACGACCTCGACGGGTCTTCTCTTGAAGTAGATCAAGAGTGGATTGTTGGCGCAGGATTGTCATACAACTTCTAATTTAAATTAGTTTTAATTATAAAATAAAAAAGCCACCTGCACGGGTGGCTTTTTTTGTGTAGAAGTTAATTACATGGAACCTGAAAAGTCTTTAATCAAAGAATTCCTCAATGGAGGCTGGTTAGTCCCGCTTGTAGGTGCTGCTGCGATGTTTGCTAGGCTCTTATCAGGTAATAATGGATTAACACTTAAACAACAGTTTAAAAGGGTAATTACAGCAGCCCTCGCTGCTGGCATAGCTTGGTTTGTATTAGAACAAACAGATGTATCATCCTTAACTAAGGCAATCACTTACGGTATTATTGGTGTAATAAGTCCAGAGGTTATTAGTGGTATAGTAAGGCTAGGTGAAAAATTCGCCAAGAACCCAGAAAATTTTATTAAAAAATGAGACCTAAATTTATTGTTTATTGTTTATCTGCTATTTGTCTAGCTTTTGGTTTCAAGGGTCTTTTCCTTACTGAAAACATTCAAAACACACTAAAAGAGAATGCTCGACAATCAGAGTCTTCCATTATGGAGATTGGCATGTGCTTTGATTGGTATGGGGTCATCATTGTAGATTCGGTCGTAAAAACCTCTCATGGAGTCATAACTCCAGCAGAAATGGTAGAGACCTTAGAAGAGGAGAGGGTATATAAGGATGAATATTTAGAAGGTTATAAGAAGGATATAACCCCAAAAGAGGTTGAGTATGCAGATTTTGTATTTGAACAAGAAAAGAAAATAAATCTTTATGTTAATCAATTAATTGAATGGGGGAATACGAACAATGTTGAATTGATTAAAGCATCAGTTCCCACGATGTATGAGATGACTGACCCCACAATAGAAGCCATCAACAACATCATGGATACAAAAATGTATTACAATGAGGAACAAGCTGCGATTTTAAATGAAAAAATAACTGACTACAAAAACTTCATGATACTAACAGTTGTTCTATGTATCGTGATGTCTGTGTGCGCTAGTTTTAGCAGAAGGTGTTCATAATGAATTTTAAAGGCAAAAAAGAAGTAGTAAAAGCTGTGCAGAAACTCCTTGGAGTCTCTGCTGATGGTGCTGATGGGCCTGTAACGTGGAATGCTATTTTAGCTAAGTTATCGACCAAAGATACTGTTGTCTCTGGTGGGAGTGTAGCAGAGAAAATGGTTTCCTTGGCGAGAGAAGAAATAGGAGTCTCCGAAGTTGACGGCAGTAATTGTGGGCCAAGAGTAGATGAATACAAAGCGGCCACATGGTTAGACGCAGACAAAGGTTGGCCTTGGTGCGCTGCTTTTATTTGCTGGTTAGTTAGAGAAGCTATTGAAGGAGAGGATGTAGCATTCAAAAGACCGAGAACCGCTGGAGCTTGGGACTTTGAGAACTGGGCTAAACAAGAAAGCACAAAAGGCGTGGAACTCCGCAAACCTACAAACGAAGATATTAAAGCAGGTGATATTGTTGTATTTACTTTTTCTCATATTGGATTAGCTGTAAAAGACGCAGACTCAAGCGGTTATGTAGTTACTATTGAAGGTAACACAAACGGTGCTGGAAGCAGGGAGGGCGGCTCTGTTTTAGAAAAGAAAAGGCACGTTTCAAAAATCAGGAGCAGAATTAGAATTGTCTAGACTTTTTCTAAAATCTAATATATAATCTCGTATATTAGACTCTAATGCAAAAAGTCAAAATTAAAGTAAGTAGGTATGACATCTTTGATTATGTCACCAGTCGCTCCACATTTGATCCAATTGAGAAATGTATAGACCCTATCAGGTATGAGGTTTTCGATACCTTTATTTATGATAATAAAGAAAAGAAGAATATAGAACAGGGGGACAAGTTCTGTAAGTTTGAGTGGGAAGTTTCAAAGCTCAGAAATAATGCTAGGCACATGATGCCTGATGAGATAGATAGACTGTGTGAGGAGCTAGAAGAAATAGCCCCAGAATCATTGAATCTTTCTTAATGAGCAAACAAATCTACATAAATATAGATTATAATGGCGTAGGTGATAGAGTTCAATTTGCCGCCATACCAGAGGCTTTTTATAAATGGTATGGAGTAAGATTAATTGACCTTAATAAAAGTTGGGTTTTTGATCACAATCCATATGTAGATAGAGATGTAGAGGCAAGACTCCCAGATTACAAACCAATTAAAATAAATTTTGCTGGCAATGAGCCTTATGCCCATCTTTGCTGTAAGGCTACTGATTGGATCAACCCTGATATCCGTGGTCATCGGACCATGCTTTTAGAGGAGAAAAATAAAAAGGATAATATATTAGTATTTCGACTTTATCCAGCCTACAGAGAAGAGTATATAACCAGCGGTAGGAATACTTGGCTATACGAGTGGCTTGGCATACACCCCTATCAAAACCCTAAACTAGATCTTCCAAGATCACCAAGGCTATACAAATATGAAGATCCAAATGATGTGGTTCAGGATCAAATAGCCATACACATTGGTCGTGGGGTAAGCACAACTCAATACATACCTCATAACGTAGTAGAACAAATTAGAAAGAGATATTCTAATTACAAAATTATACAAGTTGGAGGGGAACAAGACAACGACTCTCCGTTTATAGACAAGAGAGGACAAAGTATTTGGGAAATGGTAGAAACTATAGCCAAAAGCGCAATTTTTATTGGCATTAATAGTGGACCAATGAATATAGCTAACTGTTATCCACATCTTAGTAAAAAAATTATTATAAATACAGCTTCTTGGACGAATTGTCATGCCGATTTAGCAAGATTTACTCCTTTGGGTGGCCATTTGAGTGGTAATTTTAGCTGGATAGATCATCATTGGCAGTATTATTCTACTGAAGAGCACGATATGGGGGTGGCCTATTCCTACAAAAGAATATAATTCTTCCCCTTAAATTTTCGGTTGTGTAATATAGAATATAATCATATAATTTATTATGGACACAATCATTCAATTGATTCAGGATAACCCTTGGTGGGGTGTAGTAGCTTCTGCTGTTGCCCTCGCCTCTGCCATTACCGCAGCAACCCCTACTCCTAAAAAGGGAACTTTTTGGGCTAAAATCTATGCACTTATTGATTGGGCTGCTTTAAATATCGGTAAGAGCAAAGATAAAGGAGAGTAATTTTATTCCTTGAATAATTCAGACAACAGGCTATAATACTCTAGATGAGTATTGAGCCTGTTTTTAGTCGTTTAGAAGTCCACTCAAAAGGTTGGGGAGAAGAACTTTGGATTACTAACAATAACAAATATTGTGGTAAAATCTTACAGTTCAAAAAGGACTCTTCTTTTTCTATGCATTACCATATTAAAAAAGAAGAAACATGGTGTGTTACTAGGGGAAGGCTTAAGTTAGAATATTTTGATTTAGAAAAAGCTACTAGGAAAGAAAAACTACTTGAAGAGGGAGATGTAGTTCACTTAAAACCTTGTGTTCCTCATAAATTAACAGCCCTTGAGGAGTCCAGTGTTTTTGAAGTAAGCACAGAGCATTTTAACGAAGACTCATATCGAGTTGAGAAAGGTTGTTCCCAATGAAGTTTTTAGTCATAGGAGAAACTTGCAATGATCGGTTTTGCTACGGAACTGCTAACAGACTTTGCCCAGAAGCCCCTGCTCCAGTTTTTGTCCCAGAAAGTGGAGTAAGTAACTCAGGCATGGCTAGTAATGTTTATTCAAATTTGGTAGCTATAGATAATGAGACCCATAAAGACATCCCACATAAAAATCAAATTGATTTGTTTACTAATGAATCTATGGGATACAAGACTAGGTATATAGACTCTATATCTAATCAAATGCTCTTGAGGGTAGATACGGATAGCTACACCTATTGTGGAACACTTCCAGAAAACATAGAGGAATATGATGCTGTTGTTGTTTCAGATTATAATAAGGGATTCTTAAAGGACTCAGACCTTGTGCAAATAGCTAGGAGAGCCAAACTATCCTTCTTGGATACTAAAAAAGAATTTAATGTCGATTGGGCAGATTGTTTTACGTTTATAAAAATTAACGAGAAAGAATACCTAGAGAATGGATGGAAACATAGAGCGGAAAACGTAATTGTAACAAAAGCAGAAAGAGGTTGCTCTTATAAAGATCAGGATTTTGAATTAAAAAACCCATCAGAGATAAGAGATGTTTCTGGTGCTGGAGATACTTTTTTGGCGGCTTTTTCTTACGGGTTCACATCTACACAAAACATAAAAACAGCTATTATTTTCGCCCAAGACTGTTGCCAAAAAGTAATAAGGAAGAAGGGGGTTTCTACAGTATGAAACATAAAAAAATCCTATCTTTTGAAGAAATCAAGCAAGAGAGGGAATTTGCTAGAACTTTAGAGGCTTGCGGTCTTAAAAAATTTTTTATTTTTGCTAACGGGTGTTTCGACTTATTTCATGCTGGTCACGCTAGTTTGCTAAATGCCATGAAGAATGCTTGTAGCTTGAATTCTAAATTGGTTGTAGGTATAAATGGAGACGCGAGCGTCAAGGCACTTAAAGGAGATGGTCGTCCAATCATTCCAGCCAAAGAAAGAGCATACATGGTAGCTTGTCACGAAGCGGTTGATTATGTATTTATCTTCAATACAAAAACTGTTTCTAAGCATTTAAAGGAGCTTCAACCAGACTTTTGGTGCAAAGGGGGCGACTATGACCCAGATTCCTTAAATAAAGCAGAGTTAAAAGCTAAAGGTAATGCTATTTTAAAAGTTATACCATTTATCAAAAACACAAGCACTAGTCGCATTATTAACAAAATAAAAAAATGACCGAAACTAAAATAAAAAGTTATGAAGATATTGATGGGTTCTTTGATTGGGAAGAACTATATGACAGTGTAGCTGAATCTATGCAAGAGGACTGGGTTCATGTAGAAGTCGGAGTTTGGAAGGGTAAGTCTATTTGCTATTTAGCTGAACGCCTTAAAAAATTAAACAAATCAAACCGACTTTTTGCCGTAGACTGGTTTAAAGGAACAACTAATGAGCAGGATCTTCTAGATGAGGCAGAGTCTAATGGCGGTTCTATTTTAGATATCTTTGAGAAAAATGTAAAAGATTTAGGATTAGAAGATTTAATAACTACGATAGAGTCAGATTCTGCTGAAGCTGCAAGACATTTTCCATACAATAGCATACCTAGTATTTTTATTGATGCTAATCATACTTACGAGGGGGTGACGAGAGACTTAGAAGCTTGGTGGCCTAAGCTAGCTCATGGAGGCTGGATGCTTGGCCATGACTTTTGCGCCGAACAAATAAAAAGAGCAGTTTATCATTTTGGTTACAGAGTCGATAAACATGCAGAAATTCACCAGATTACAGGAAATAGTTTTGGATTTCAAAAAAATCACAAATCATAATGAAAACATACATTGTAGATATTGACGGCACTATTTGCCGACATGAGGATGATACCGCACCTTACAGCAGAGGTAAACCTATAAAAGAAAGAATTGAATTCTTCAATAAGCTGTATGATGCTGGTCATACAATTATTTACTGGACAGCAAGAGGAGGGTGGTCTGGTAGAGATCACTCAGAACTAACTAAGCGCCAACTAGATGAATGGGGTGTGAAGAGAACAGAGCTAAGGATGGGTAAACCTCCTTATGATTACTGGATTGATGACAGGGCTTATAATGTAAATGATTTTTTTATGGTAGATACGAGGACAGGTGAAACAAAATCAATGACTTTATAATATTTAATAGAGTAAAGTATGCTCAAAAAAAAGATATTACTTTACGGTCTTTACAGGACTGGCACTAATTATTTACAGGCGCTTCTGTCTGATAATTTTCATATTGAACACCTTAACCACGCTCAGGAGAGAGAGGAGTATGACGTATGTCACAAACATGCCAGATTATATTGCAATAGTGATTTTGCGTCAGGGGGTTTTAAATGTTTTTGTATAAGAGACTTTGAAGACCTTAAAGCAAGAATAAAAAAAAATAACCCTTTCCCAGATTTTTTTGTCATCACATCAAAAGACCCTTATAGTTGGTTGTTAAGCTTTAGAGCCTTCTCGGAATGGGATAGAAGATATAAAAATTTAAAATTTCATCCTATTAAAGAATATAGTTTATATTATAAAAAACTAATATCTCTCTCAAAACAAGGTGGAAATTTTATTTTTGTAAGGTATATTGATATGATTTCAAATATAAACAATGTGGAAAGATTAGGTCAAATGATGAATCTGGAAAAAAAAGTTGAAAATATTACAAATATTAAAAAAAACCTTTACATGAATAATCGCGTTCCTTTTTCAGAGGATAGAAGACGTTTTTACATGGATAAGTTATACTTGGATAAGCTACGTCATGACGCTTCATGTAGTCCTGAGGGCTACTATTTCAGGCAAGATCACATAGAGGAAATAAATCGAAACTTAGACGAAGAAGTTGTTGAGTATCTAGGTTATAAAATAGAACAACCTTAAATAATATATGATATCAGACAAAGCTAAAAATATGTCATCTGCTGGGCATATTAAAAAATCAATAAATACTGGCCATGAAGGTCAACAAAGATTCTACGACTCTTGTAGAGCAGCAGGTAAAGAAATTAAAAAAACAAGTCAGCATGATGATATAAAAAATCATACGGACTTCGTAGTGGATGGTGTGGGATTTGACGTAAAAGGGCTAAAACAAACGCAAAAAGAAGGTAAGGTAGTATTAGAGATAAAGAACGTGCAGGGGAAAATGGGTTGGTGCAATGGCGAACAAAAGCCAGCTTGGATCGCGTTTGATTATGGGGCTTTCTTCTTATGTGTCAAAAATGACGATTTATTTGACCTTGCCCACACTTGTGACTGGACTAAAAAGGTCTCAAATTTCAAAGATTCTCTGTATAAAGGATATACGAGGAAGGGTAGAGAGGACTTAATGACCACTGTTTTACTGTATGATATACTAAATACATGCGAACATTGGTTCTTACCATACGAAGAATATCGTTCCCCTATGGAACTTTTATAGTGTAAACAAAAATATGCCATTGCCGACTCCAAGAAACAATGAGAAGCGCAGTGATTTTGTAGGTCGCTGCGTCTCAGACTTAACCGATAAAAAAGAATTTAACGACAATAAACAGCGAGTAGCTGTTTGTATGAATATATTTAAAGATGCTGAGTCCAAAGCATCTGTTGTTTTTGATGATGGGGAGGATACCACTCTTTTTTTTAGTGAGGCAGCTAACGAAAATAAAACTCTTAATAAACCCTTTAGAACCCCCAAAGGTCCGAAAAAATTCTCTGTTTATGTAAAAAACGAAAAAGGAAACGTGGTTAAGGTAAACTTCGGTGACCCCAATATGGAAATTAAGAGGGACGACCCAAAAAGAAGGAAGGCTTTTAGAAGTCGTCACAATTGCGATAACGCTGGTCCTAAATGGAAGGCTAGATACTGGTCTTGTAAAATGTGGAGCAAGAAGAGCGTTACAAATATGACAAAAGGCTCTGAAGATTATGAGTGGGATGGTGAGACCTTTTTTGACCATGAAGATTTGCTTAGAGAATGTCCCGCTTTAGCTGAGGTTTCTGAAGCTGCAAAAAGGAGGGGGCCAAAGAGTGGAGCACAAACCCCCGCAGAACCAAGCGAAAGAAAAAAGGGTTCTAAAAGAAACCCAAAAGGAAGCGCAAAAAAGGGTGGTGGTAAAATTACATTCAGTGAAAAAACTACAAATACTTTAAAAGAAAAAGTAAAAGCTCACAATGCCAAGTATTCCAAAAAGGTTACTTTAGGCCAACTCAAAAGAGTTTATAGGCGCGGTGCTGGTGCTTTTAGCACATCTCACCGTCCAAATATGTCTCGTCATGGTTGGGCTATGGCAAGGGTAAACACATTCCTCAAGATGATGAGGGGAGGAAAGGTAAAAGAATCATATAGAAAAGCAGACCAAGATATAGCGAAAGCTGCTTACGGAGATAAAAAGAAAAAGTCTTATGGATCTCCTGATATGAATGATCATTACTTCGACAGCAAAGAGAAAGCTATGAAAGATGCTGAAAAGATGGGTTTGAAAGGAGTTCATACTCATAAAACCGAGGATGGCAAGACTCTTTACATGGCTGGACCTAATCATGAAGCTTTCATGAAGCGCCATAAAGAGATTCTAAAAGAAAAAGAGAAATCTGATAGTAGTCTCTGGGAGAACATCAGAAAGAAAAGAGAGAGAATTAAGAGGGGTTCTGGGGAAAAAATGAGGAAAAAAGGGGAAAAAGGCGCTCCTACTGAGGAACAGGTTCAAAGAGCTAAAGGCTCAGAAACAGAGCCAGAGCCAGAACCAGAGCCTAAACCCAAGCCTAAACCTAAGGGTGGATGAGGCTCTTGTAAATAATCTGCGGTCTGTAGATAATTAAAAATAATTAAAAATGCATGTAATCAGTCAAGTAAGGGGATAATGAGGTGATCAAATCACTGACATATCTCAAGTTTTTAATATTACCTGTATTATTTTCTTCTGTATGCACCTCTCAGGTGCAGCAGACTTATTCTGTTTCTGATTATGTTGGTTTTCATGTAGAAACCATCAAGGCTAATAGCTTTACTCCAGTTGCCTTTAATGTTACCAGAAACCCTGATGGCAGACTCTATCAAAGTATCAATGAAACATTCGGGATCAATAACGAGATAGGTCTCAAATCTGCTCCATACTGGCGAGATGCAGATATTATTTGGATTAAAGATGGGTCTTACTGGACCCAAGTTTACTACAATGATCAAGATTTAAGAGACGAGCCTGAAAACATATCAATAGGCTGGAAGGCTGTAGGGTGGGGTGATGCTGACTATGGAGATTATTATATTCCAGAAAACAATGGTTTCTGGATAGAATCAAAAAAAGATGTAGATTGGGTAATAGGATTTGGCGGCTTTGTAAAACGCGGAGCTATGGTTTATAATCTAATAGAAGGTTTTAATTCTTTGAATAGAGGTTACCCTGTGCCTATTACTTTAAATGAATCGGGGATACAGAATTCAAGAGGTTTCCAAAAAGGAAGAAATGGAGACATCATCTGGATTTATAGAGAGCGAACTGGAGAATACGACCAATATTATTATTCAGATATTCGTGATTTCCCATTTATGCCAGATGCGTGGAGAAAAATAGGGAGTGATGGGGAAGATGCTGGATATGATTACATCCCATCATCTTTATCTATACAAAAAAAACGTCACGGTAAGGTTGTTATATTACCTCCTGCTGGGTTAGCTCAGAAAAAAATAGCGACTAGGTTGCTAAATGCCCCACCTAAAGTGCAAATATTTCCATATATAGAAATTTGGCAGGGTGATGGGCAACCATACTTTAACGCTGGGTGGTTTGTTAATCAAAAAGTGCAATATACAACTGAAGTATATGAACCTTGGTCGGGTTGGTTTACTATCAATCAAAGAACTCCCCCTTATACAGATTTATTCACTTATGATTTTGCTAGAATATTAGCTCTAAGATGGGGGGTGGCCAGAGTTATAGCTGAATGGCATAACCCCCCTTCATTTAATAAAAATTAATTTTAATTAGACTTATTTCAGATACCGAATAAAAATTGAAATAGGTGTAAGTATTTTATATTATTATTAAAGTGAAAACCATCGTCAAAAAGGTAGTAAGGCTAGAAACAAAGCGACATGACTTTGATAATGATTTTGCATATGTTGAGGTTTGGCGTAATAACACATTAACTGATTGTTATTTCGCTGAAAAACAATATTTGTGGCCAGATGGATCTGTTAAACGGGGAGGGATTAAATATTTTCATTCATCCCTTGACGACGAAATAGAGAAGGAGATTAAACCAATTAATTTTGATAATTTTAATTTGTTTAATAATTTATTTTACCTTGATGGAGATGGAAATGTGCATCAAATAGACTGTGATAATAGTTCTATTTCTCCGTCATCAAAAGATGAAGGGGGAGGCTGATGGGAATTGAAGAGAAAACCGAGGGTGATGCTTTTGGAAATAAGGACTGGACTCAAAATGAAGACAGGGATGGCTTTAATGTTGGTGAACCAACTCCGTTCTTACCCACAATAAATTACGCATACTTCGACAAGGACGATCATGAGGGTGATCTTCCATTAGCGCCTGATGGAGAGGAATGGCAAGATGGTGATGCCACTGGTTATCTAGTTGAGTTCAACCAAGCTTATATCTACAACAGGGTTTCCAGTAGCCAGCTACAAGAGCCTAGGCAGCAGGATATTGATAATATGCAGAAAATCCATACTTTGGATTTTGAAGATGATCTACACTATTTTGTAAAGGTTCAAATTTCTTCTAAAAACTTCTTAATAACCGAAGCATTATTCACGGGAGTTGAAAACCCTTACAAAGAGCCTGAAGTTCCTGAAGGAGAAGAAGCTGACCCTAATGACGAAAGACCGTTTACTACTCAGTTTCCCCACATTATATTTGAAGAATATGATACGGGTCATAATTGCTATACTGGATATTATCCTATTTGCAGAATTAAAAATGGCCATTTAATAGAATATCACCAAAGAGACGATATATTTGTTTCTGACAGACAATTTGAGCAAAGGGGTAATTTTGTTCAGGGAACCTCTGCTCATATATTAAAAACTGGAGACGGAGACGTAGATATGTCCACTGGTGTTGGACCTCATTACAGATCAGAAACTTATCCTGTCAATGTAAGAGCTATAAAAGCAGGAAGTGGAGTTAAAGTATACCAGAGAGAGAACTACATTGAAATTGAAGCTAGTGGAGCAGGAGGTTCAGGCGAGTGGTCTGGAGAGTGTATAGGTTTTGAGGGGACTGTTTCCTCACCATACAATCCCTCTCAAGGTTGTTGTGTCTATGATGAATATACTCTGATGCCATCGGAGTTTCATACAATTTATGGCAACCAAGGACCGAATGGTCTTAGCAATATATCTACCACATATGGGAATGCTGATGGTCAGGCAGGTAACAACGATACAATATTAATAAACTCTCATTTTGCTAACTGTGGAGATGATGAAGGGAGCGATCAAGATGCAGATCATTGGGCGTATAGAGCCATAGAAAATGGAACTGCAATTTTCAGAGGATTAAAAGCAGGAACTGGGGTTATCTTTAAAAAAGATGTAGATCATGACACTAATTATTGTGTCACAACAATACATTGCCCATCAGGAAACACGGGCTGGTCTGGGCAGAATGTAGGAGAACTAGGTGTCGGGGTGTATAACGAATACACTTTAATGCCAGCAGAGTTCCATAAAATTTATGGAGACAACATAGCCAGCAATGTCACCGTCCAGATGATTAATCACGGTGCTGATGCTAATAAAAGCAATGATTATATCCAAGTATCAGCAGAATATGGTGCCTGTAGCGACAGTTTAGCAGATGCTGACCACTGGGCTTATAAGGGTATAGCTGGTGGAAAAGCTAAATTTAGAGGACTAAGGGCGGGAGATAATATTGAGTTTGTTAAAGACGTAGATCATGCCACTAATTATTGTGTCACAACAATAAATGGAACGGGCTGGTCTGGTGAAAATATAGGGCAACAAGGTGTTGGGGTATATAACGAATACAGCACAATGCCAGCAGAGTTCCATAAAATTTATGGAGATAACGCGACCAGCAATATTACCGTAGCGTTGATTGATGGTGGTGGTGATGGTGATAAAGGCAATGATTATATCAACATTGATGCACAATATAATAACTGCAACAACTCAGCAGACTGGAAGGCTTACTCAGGTATAGCTGGTGGAGAAGCTATATTTAGAACTTTAAATGCTGGATCAGGTATTGTCTTCAATACTGATAATGACTGCACAACTACTATTCATTCTACAACTGGTTGGTCTGGGGAGAACATAGGAGGGGGCGCAGAGATATATGACGAATATAGCTTAATGCCCTCAAAGTTCAGAACGCTGACAGGAGAAGATAATATAACTGTTGCTGTTGACGGGGAGAAAGTTGATATAAGAGCTAAGTATATAAACTGCGGTTCCGCTGATTATATGCCATATTCAGGAATATCGTCTAATGATCCTAAAGAAGCATCTTTCCGAGTTTTAGATTTTGGATGTGGTTTAGGAACCACTACTCCCACAGATGACTGTAAAGTCACAATACGAACACAATTAAAGAATTGTGGTTCAGCGGGATACGCTCCATATAAAGATTGCACATCTGATTATGAAGAATTTCACAATCTGACTGTAGGCTCTTCTGATGAGCTAGGCTTAAGTATTACCCCTCAGGGTGATGGATGTGGTTATGAGATTCAAGGCACTTGTTGCACTTCCTCTGACGATTACTATATATCTGATTATTTAATCCATACTAGTGACTCAAACACTAAGATGGGTTACCCAGCGGATGATACAATAGATTTTCATACTGCGGGTTCTGCAAGAATGACCATCAAGTCAGATGGTAAAATAGGAATAGGTTCCACTAGTCCAGATTACACCCTCACAGTGGATGGTTCTATAGGAGGAAGTTCCTTTGGTATATCTGATGGCAAAGCTGTATTAATTGATGGTAGCCCAAGTGACGACGAGTATGCTCGCTTTACTGCTAACGGTCTTGAAGGACGTTCTGCAAGCGATGTTCGTAGCGATCTTTCTTTAGGATCGCTTGCCACTCTTAGCGCAGTTGATGCTGATAGCGTTACTGTCTCAAACTTAGAGGTCGATAACCTTAAAGCCTCCACACTGGTAACGGAGTCTGAAGGTATCGGGTCTAACGATAACGATACGACGATCCCGACTTCAGCGGCTGTTAAGGACTATGTTGATAGCAACGATGGAAATGTTTATGTATCGAGTGCAGCGTTCGGAACCTCTGACGGAGTTCTGACGTTGACTCGCACCGACTCTGCAACAGTAACCGTCGATCTCGACGGAAGATACCAAGACGAAATTACGTCTTCCAGCCGATTGAATGCGAATCTTATCGGAGCGAACGGAGACGTATCAAATACAGAGTTCGGTTACCTTGATGGCGTTACCAGTGCGATCCAGACGCAGTTAGATGCCAAACAAGCAACGATAAGTGCTTCCAGTCGATTGAATGCGAACCTTATTGGTTCCTCTGGCAACGTATCAAATACGGAGTTCGATTACCTTGACGGCGTAACCAGTGCGATCCAGACGCAAATAGACGGCAAGCAAGCGTCTCTCACGTT